CGCTGCGTCATGACCTGGACCCCGTTGTTGACCACCGAGAACTGGCCGATCTTGCCCGTCACCCCGGCCTCCGAAATGTACTTCGACTCGTCGAGGTACTTCTCGTAGATCGAGCCACCGCCGACGACGAGAGCGCGGCGCACGGTCAGACCCGCGTTGTTGATCACGTCCGCGCCGACCTCGCCGGACACGAACGCCGACGAGCCCGAGCCGACGAGCACACCCGAGTTGTCCGGGTTCGGGTTCTCGGTGTTGCGGTAGAAGCGACACCCCAGGAGCTGGCCGATCGCGAGATCGCGGTAGGCCGCGGACTCCGGCAGCGACTGGTAGAGGCGCTGGAACACCGGATCGGCGAAGATCTCGGCCTCGCCCTCGGGCGTGAGGTGCACGTGGTAGTAGCCGTCCGCGCATGCCGGAATCTTCGTGGTCCGCAGCCGGGTGACCGCGTTGATCACGTCCTGCATCGTGATGATGTTGCCGGCCCCGAGCGCGTCCACCGTCGCGCCACCGCCGACGCGCGTGATGCGCGACCGGTTCGCCGCGATCACCGAGGCGCGGAGCACGGCGGGCGCCGCGAGGGGAGCCGCGAGGAACAAGGTTCCTCGCCCGAACGGATCGAGCGGGTTCGCGGGGACCGCGCCGATGATCGACACGGCCTCGGCGCCGATCGTCGCCGGGAGAGGTGCCGCCGGACCGACCGGGATGGGGGCCGCGTTGACCAGGGTCTCGGTGAACCCGTTGATCGACGCCACCTCCACCTGGGTCGCCGCAACGAGCGCGGCGACTGCGATGTTGGTGGTGCCACCGAGGTACGCCCGGAACAGGCGGTTGCGCACCAGCCGGTTGAGCGTCTCACCGGCATTGAGACCGAGCTGGACGGTGTTGCGCAAGAACAGCGGCGCGAGCGTCACGTAGCTCGTCGGCATGTGCGTGTCGATCGCGTTGCCGAACTGCCGGGCCTCGGCCTGCCACTGCTCCATCGAGTACGTCGCGACCTGCGGATCGACGCCCGGGGTGAGCGGCTGCGTCGAGACCGGGATCAGTCCGGTGCGCGTGAAGACCATGCGCTCGCCGAGGTTGGCCTGCCACAGCTCGGCCATCGCCTCGCTGCGGAACAAGAGCCGGGGGTAGAGGGCATCGTGGAAGATGCGCTCCAAGGTGCGATCTTGGATCAGGTTCGCAAGAGAATCGGGGAGTCCGGGAAGGGATACGGTCACGGTTCACCTCTGGTGTGGGTGTTCCGTCTCCTCGTGCCTTCCGCCGATTGACCGCTGGCGTGCGCGTGGTTGCCGAGAGGACTGGATTATGCTGCTGAGTTCAGCCCAGACCCTACTCGCGTTCGCGTGTGTGCGCAAGGGGTGAACAACCTATCGAGCATCCGACGCGTCGAGTAGGTAGTTGGCATACACACTGTCAACCTCAAGACCGCCGGTGAGTCCCAGCCACGCGGTTCGCCACGTCCCGGCGGGTAGCGCATGGGTGATCGCCAGGTGGGCCAAGGCGGCTACCGGTATCCACACGTTGAGCGGGATGCGCTCGCCGCACGGGCCGATCGCCGGGTTGGCCTCTCGACACCCGGCCACGTACTTGCCCGACTGCTTCCAGTCGACCATCGTCGCGGCGACAAACACGGCCTCGAGCGCCACATCGGACGGACGCCATGCGCGGGGACCGGACGCGGCGCACCCGGAGACCAGGAGCGCGATCGCTAACGCCCGACCCACCAGGTCACATCGGCGTGAAGCCGTACTTCGCAGACACGCCCGCCTTGAACGCCTCGGGCGTCTGCTGAAACACGTCGGGGGCGGCCTTGGGGTCGCCGGCCGGCGAACCCGGCTTGGCCTCCGGCTGCTTGCCGGCTTCCGTGGTGGTCGCGCCTTCGATCTTCACGGCCGGCGTTTCGACGAGACCGAGCGCCGCGGCCTGGCTCTTGTCGGCCATGAGCCCCTTGACGAACGCGACCTCGTCGAGCTCCTGGCCGTCCTTGAGCTCGGCGAGCTTGGTCTGCACCGCGTAGAGGGCGTAGTCGAAGTTCTTGACGCCCTCACGCGCGAACACCTGGAAGAGGTGCGCCCGCATGTCCGACTGCTCTTTGGCCGACATCGCCGCGGCGGCCTCGAGCTCGGCCTTGATCTTGGCCTCGGATGCCCGCTGGATCTCGGACTTCTTCGCCTCCTCGGCCGCGGCCTGGTCGGCGAGCACCTTGGCGTGCTGATCGACGATCAGCTTGAGCTTCGCGGGGTCGGTCTCGGTGAGTCCGGCCTCCTTGAGCAAGGAGCGCGCCTCGCGCTCGACCCGCTTCTTGAACGAGTCGGCGTCGGGGAACGACGCGAACGGGATGGTCTTGGCCGCGTCCTCCGCGGCCTTGCGTGCAGCGGCCTCGGCGGCCTCGCGGGCTTTCTTCTCTTCCTCGGTCTCGGCCATGGTGATCTGGTCCTTTCCCGTCTGATTAACCGCCAGGCGTCAGCGTGTTTGGTCGGTCGGATCGTGGCGAATGGCTAGTAGTTGACGGCCGACTGGAGCTTCTCGTTGATGCTCCCGCCGGTCAGCGGGAACGCGATGTAGCGGACGTGGATCGAGGCGATCGCGTCGCCGACGCGGATCGCGTCGCCATCGACGGAGATCGACACGTTGCCGGCCCCGGGCGCGTTGCTCCGGGCGACCACGGTCTTCGCTGCGCCGGTCGATCCGTCGGCCGCCGTCAGGAGCTGGCGCGCCTGGATCCCGGACGGCAAGGCCGCGACGTTCGCGGCGACGGCCAAGGTCTCGTCACGGACGACGCCCTCGGCCACGAAGTACACGATCTCGGCCTCGGTGACCGCGTCGGCGATCAAGAACTGGATGTTGCCGAGAGCGTTGATGCCGGCCTGCGTCGTCGCGGGGGCCGCGTCGGTCTCGAGGCACGTGAACGCACCGACCACGCCGCCGGCCGTGACGCGCGCGCGGAGGAGCGCCGCGGCCTTGGCACCCTCGGGCAGGGCCCCGATTCCGGTAGCGGCAACGACGGTGATGCGGGCGGTTCGCGCGACGAGGCCGAGGGCGGTTCCGGCTCCCAGATCCTTGAGCGCATCGGGGATCTTGTTCGGGTTGGCTTCATTCAGGACTACGGACAGCTGGCGAGTCATGGGACGGTCTCCTTGTTGGAATCAGGCGGTGACGCGGCCGGCTGCCACGATATCCACCGTGGCAGTGCCGCTCACTTGCACCTTGGTCGGTGCGTTGGGCGAGCGGGGAAACTGGAGGATGACGAGGCCCTCGGTGTCGGGTTGATCCGACGAGGTGCCGGAGACCGTGACCAAGATGGTGCCGAGCCCGAGATCGACGGGTGCGCCGGCCGCGAGGCGGACGAACGCGGCCGGCCCGATCCCGGGGCTGACGAGAACGAGGACGCCAGCCACCAAGCGGGCGATCTGGCCATCCGGCGGGAAGGGCGCACCAGCGCCCGCGAGAGCGGCGTTGATCGCGCCGACGACGAGGCTCGGCGTGTTGGTGGCACCCGAGAACGCCACCGCGGCCGTGTACTGTACACCGGTCGCGTCGGTGACTGTGAAGGTTGCCGAGCCAGCGGTGACGCCACCCGGTGGGACCGTCGCAACCCCGGTGATCTGGGGACGCGTCGGGTTGATGCGAAGACGGATCCGGGCGGACGACACCACCCGGAGGAACTCGATGGACGTGAACTGATCCAGGGCCTTGATGTCGACCCACTGCGCGCCCGGGTTCCCCACCGTGGCGATCGTGACCGAGACCGCCGCGGCCTCGTCGTATGTCAGGCCGCCCGTGCAGCAGCCGCCGGACATGCTCCCGGCCGGCCCCAGGCCCATGGGTTTGGTGATCTGGTCCGACGAGCAGCCACACCCAGCGCCGTCTACGACGGTGATGTTGCCATGGAGCGAGACGGTCTTGGACATGCGGCCTCGGTGATCAGCGGCGGTTGCCGGACGGGGTCAAGCCGACGCCTTCGGTCGGCGACCCGGGGAGAGGGGGATTTTCGCTCGAGGGCGAGAAGCCCTCGGTCCACCCCTGGGCGTTGCCGGGGGCTGCCGACATGGGGAGGTCATCTTGCGGCCATCGGCCGCCGGGCGCGCCGCCCTGCGTGCCGTTGATGTCGGCGTCTTCGGCGCCTCGGCCGATGAACGAGTTATCCCCGGACGAACCGGAGCCGGATGACTGGGATGCTTGCGCTCGGAACGGTAGCTCGGCCATGGTGATCTCCTTCGGTGGTCAGAGGGGCTTCCACGGCCGGGCGTTGCCGGGCGCCGCATCCGGCGTGTCCGGCTGGCCGGGGAGGTTCCCCGATTGCTCGCGCTCCGGGTCGAAGTGGAGCTCGCGGTTCTCGACGAACCGATCGGACTCGTCGAGGGGCTTCGTGAAGCCCTCGGCCTGGTTCGTGCGGTAATCCGGCGTGACGGCAGTGGTCGCCATGAGCCGGAGGCTACTCCTACGCCGCGTCTGCGTCCAGCCCCATCGCCGCGTACACCGCCAAGCGAATGTCTTGCGGTGTCACGCCGAAGGGGATGGCGTCCTTGACGGCCTGCGTGATGGCGTTCAATGCCAGGCGCTTGTTGTTCGGCCGTGGCATCGGACGCGAGGTCTGCATCCGCGGCACGAGGGACGACGTCGAGAGGAACGCGAGCTCTTCGATCACGTTTTTCAGCCCGTTGCGGTCGGCCACCACGACCGCGAGACGCTCGAGGGCTCCGCGCCACGTCTCAACCACCTCCCGGGTGGGGGCGAGAACGTAGAGCACGCCGCTGTTCGTGTCGTGTGCCACCCGCCACTGGATGCCTTCCCAGGTGACGTCACGCGCACCGATGAGCTCGTGGTTGCCATTCGACAGCCCGTGCTCGTTGTTGACGATCGTGAGACCGGACTTGTACTCGTTCGAGCTGCGCTCGCACGGCCACGCCCGGACCTGGATTGCCTTCGCCATCACCGGACCTCGGCGACGCCTGGCATCGGGTGGATCTTCAGCCCCAGGATGCGCGCGCGGAGGTCGGCGTCGTCGTCCTGCATCATGAGCATGGTGTGCGCCACCGACGATGGGCAGAACCCGATCGCGTACACGAGGGCTCGCGCGATGTCCTCGGCTTCGTCGGGGTCGTTGCGAGTCAGAGCGTCGATGCGCTTGTCGATGTCTTCGGGGATCGTGACGGGATGTGACATGGTCGGTCTCCTTGCTGGTCGGTCATCTTGGGGCCCGAACGGTGCTGTGGATGCGCCCGCGGATGAATCTTTTGGCCTTGGCCGGCACCTTCAACTTGTCGACGAACTGATCGAGCAGCTCGCCCGCATCACGGGCCCCGCGCCCTCGTTGTTTACCACGCATCGCAAGACCCGCGTCGGCGACCGCATCCCGATCCCGCGTCCCCCGGTGGCTGCCTTGGACCTTCTCGACTTCCTCTTGGACGATCCCCACGATCTCGTCGATGTGACGCTGGTACGCACCAGTGTAATAAGGCATCGGTGTCTTGGTCGCCTTCGCGACCACTTTTCGGGCCGCCATCTCCACGGTGACTTCCTCGATGGCTGCACCGTAGCCAGCGTAGAACGAGGCAGCAGAGTAATGGGTTGAACCGTGGAGCTCCTCGTGAACCATGGTGCCAAGGTGTGATGCGAGACCTGGCCTCAATCCGTTGCTCTGCTTTTTGGCTGCATCGAACGCGTCTTGGCGGAGCTCCACTCGGCCGTTCCAATGGTGGTATGCAAGTGCATCAGGCATGGACCGGTTCGGTGACACGTCGAGCACGTCGGCGACGTCCGAGAACAACGCATCGCGCGGCAACACCTTGTTCTCGTAGAGGAGCCCACGCACCAGTCGGCGCATCTTCGGCCGATCATCGCGGTCCACGGCCGCCGTGTAGTCGTCAATCTTCCAGCGCTCAATCGACTGCGCCGCCCTCGCCATTCGCGTATTCCAATGGGCCACGAGGGCGTCTCTGGCTTCGTCATGACTGGCGAACGCGCCGAGGTCCGTGGAGACGATGCCACGGGGGCTACGGTGCGTGTAGGACGCCCGCCAGTCATTCGGGCCGGCGACCACGACGCCGACCTTGTCACCATCGAAGGTCATCCCCGTGTACCTGTCGTAGGCGAGTCGGCCACGGAGATCCGCTTCCGTTCGCTCGGCCCACGTCTTGACCTTCGGGCGTTCGCTCGGCGGCTTGGGGGCCTTGGGGGCCTTGGCCTTGGAAGGCTTGGCACCCGGCTCAGCCTTGCCGGCGATCGCGCGCATCGCAGCCTCGAGCTTGGCTTCGGTCTCCGCGTCGCCTTCGCCGATGCATGCCTTCTCCCAGTCGGAGAGGTTCTCCGCGCTGTCCTCCCACGAGTCCTTCCACGGGATGACGGTCTCGCGATCGTTCGGCCGAGCCGGTGGGTACAGGTACGATCGGCCGGCTCCGTCGACGAACGGCTCTTTGATGCCGCGGATCTGACCATGGACACCGAGGGAATCCGGGGCCGTCCGCTTGTCGAGGATTGCCAGGATCTTGCGCTTCAACCCCGGGTGATCGGCAGCGGATGACTCGAGCCCGGCCTGTCGAGCTCCGTTGTACGCCTTGAGGAGCTCGGTCCGCACCAGGCGCTCGGCCCAGTACTTGTTGCGGACGAACAGCCCTTCAGGGATGTCCGCCTCGCGGACGCGGAGCACACCGGCCGGCGTGACCTTCGCGGCGAGCGACACCTGGCCCTTGGGACCTCCGCGCCCGGTGAGCGCACCGATGATCTCCTCCATCGACGAACCCGCGACGAGCCCGCCCCTGATCACTTCCTCGAATTCCCCGAGCATCTTCGTCCCATATCGGTCGACGCTTGTGGGGAAGTCCCGGGCCCACATGCCGCGGGCTTGCGCCTTGGCGCGCGAGAACTCGTGTGCCTCGCGCAGCCGGAGCGGGCTGACAACCCCGGTGAACCGGCGCTCGAGGCCCTCCATGGTCGTGATCGTCCGCTGGAGCCCGCCGTGGATCGCCGCGGCGGCTTGCTCCGACGTCCGGCCGCGGATCCGGTCCTGGACGTAGTCGATCGCGTGCAGAACTTGCTGCTGCACCATCACCGCCTGCGCGCCGGTGAACCGCGAGTCCAGGCTGCCGTGCTTCACGACCTCGTCGCGGAGCTTGTAGCCGAGACGGCGTTCGGCCTCTCGAAGGTCGCCGAGCAGCTCGCGCATCACGGCCGGCGACGTCGCGATCGCTTCGACATCCCGGAGCACACCACCGAGGACGTCGCGGACATCCCCCAAGACCTGCACGGCTTACGCCTCGTCGTCCTTGGGGGGCGGCTTGTCGCCGCTGGGCTTCTCGAAGAACGCCGCGGTCTCCTGCTGCTGGGCGAACATGTCCTGGGCCTTCTGGGCTTCAGCCGCGGCCTCCTCTTCGATGCGCGCCATCTCCGCGTCGATGTCCTCGATCCCGACCAGCGGAGCGATCGCTTGCACCGACGTCCGCTGTGACACCGTCGGCTTGCCGCCGTTGGCGTTCTTCATGCCGGTTGTGGCTTGGACGATGTCCGTCCACGTCGGGGCGAAGTACGGCCGCCAGTTGAGCTTGACGTTCTCGCTCACGCCCGGCGTGCGGTCGGTAATCGTCACGGTCTCGTTGCCGGCGTCGTCCGTCGAGGTCTCGACGCGCGGCGGCAGGATGACTTGTGACTGCACCTGGGTCCCGTCGGGGAGGACCGTCGGGGGCATGCTCGCGAGCAGCCGCGCGACGCGCAGCATGTCGCGGAGGATGACCTTGACGCCATGCTCCCCGTATTGCTCGCGCAAGATGTCGCAGTTGGCGAGCATCGGCTGATAGATGATCTCGAGGGCGCGGGCCGACTGTGCAGCTCCGGCCAGCTTCTCCGGGTCGGCAAGGACCACCCCGGCGACGTCGAGGATATACGTGCGCAACCGCTCGAGTTGCCGCTCGGCGGTCTGCACGGCAGTCCCTTTCAGCTCGAGGTACTCGGCGCCATTGGCCGAGAAGATGGCGTGCTCGGACCCCTTGAACACCTGGCCGGTGTTCGCCGACGGGTCGCTGTGGATCACGAGCGTCGGATCCACGTTGGCGATGGTGCCCTTGGTGGTCGCCGACAAGAGCCGGTTAACCTCGTCGAGAGTATCCTCGATCCCATCGTAGTCGCCTTCCCCGTCTTGCTCCTCAGAGCACGGGCGGTTCTGCACGAGGTAGAACGGGCAGAACCCGTAGTTGTGGATGGTCACCGAACTCGGCCACACCGGCCACGCCGACGTATTGGCGACCGACTCCGGGATGTCACGCCAGACGACCTCGAGCGTTTGCGACCAGTGGTAGACGGTCCAGAACGACTTCGTCTTGATCCGCTTCTCGGCTTCGTCCCACACCTGGCGCGGTGACGAGTACGCCTTGAGTACCGCGGCCGGCCGGCGCTCGTCGTAGTCGTCCCACTGGGTCACGAGGACGTGCTTGGCGTTGTGGACGTGCACCCGCGGCCGGCCCGCCCGGAACCCGAACGAGAGGCAGGCCGTGCCGGTGGCGCCTCCCATGTTGCGCGCCTCGGCCATGCGGACCGGCAGACGGGCCTCGGTAGCGAGGGTGCGGACGTAGTCCTCGGCCTCGCTGTCGCCTTCGATCCGGATCTCGGGGAACCGGTCCTGACCGAACACCATCGAGGTCAGCCGGAGCACGATGAGCCGGGCCATGTCGTAGCGCGTCGACGGCCGACGCATCTTGTAGGGCACCACCCACCCGGCCTTGATTGGCAGTCCGGCCGCCCCGGTGATGTTGCCATCCCAGTCGTACACCTTGCCGGCGTCCTGCTTCGCCCGGAAGTACGACTCCTGACGATCGAGTAGTCGAAATCGCTCGTCTTCGCAGATGGCCCGGAGGGGCGCCATGGGCACGGACGGGATGGGCTGCGGTGCTTCGTCGGCCATGGGCTCCTTCTTATCACGTACCCACAACGGACACACCTGTTGTCGGCCGAACGGGAAACGGCCCCACGTCGGGGCCGAAAACCTGCACCGCTTGACCGTGGCTCGATCAGCCGCGGTTGGCCTTGTCCACGGCCGCCTTGACCTGGGCGTCCAGCTCCGCGGCGCTGATGGGGAGCGTCCCGTGGTCGCGGACGTGCTCCAAGAGCACGATCGCTTCCTCCGGTGTGCGGTCGGTGGCGATCGCCGCGGCCAGCCGCACGAGGATCGCTGCCCCTTTCGTGACGGCGCTACCGGCCGGGTCAGTGATCGCCGCGTCGGCCGCGTCGAGCCCGATCGCCACCGAGTTGAGGATATCGGCGACCTTCACGACATCACCTCCTGGGTGCGCGGGACGTAAGCGACGAGGAGGTCCGTGATCGCCGTCGGGACCGGGGGCATCTTGTCGGGCTTGCCGAGAGCGTCGCGCATCGCGGTGTAGGCAGCGATGGCGCCCCGGAGCATCGGCTTGACGTCGGCCCAGGTCGGCGAGTCCTTCGATGCGGCCACCAGCACGGCCCGCACGTACAGGTCCTTGGTGGCGATGAACGCGTTGACCGCGCCGATCACCGGCCCGGCGTCGAACGCGACGGCCGCCTTCTGGACCTCGGCGGTGAGCTCGTCGCCCATCTTGCCGGCCTTGTGCGCGTCGACGGCCGCCTTGTCGAGGGCTGCCTGGCGCATGTCGAGCGCCGTGACCTTCGCGCCAGCGGCGAGGTCGTCGAGGGTCTGCGCCGCGAGGCTGTGACCTCGGAGGGCGGTGTTGCTCGTGGCGCATGCCCCACATCCGACGATGGCGAGCATGACCACGAGCGCGAGCGTTCGTATCGGTCTGAAGTTCTGCATGACGCGGAGCTTACCTTCATCGCGACATCGAGTCCATCGTGCGGAACATCGGCGCGCCGGCCGCGCGGGCGCACTCGCGGGCGAACCACGACGCCATGAGGCGATCGCCCGTGTGCGAGTCGGGCGTGTAGAACAGCATCTCGTGGACCCACGCGTCGATCTCGGGCGAGGCGGTTGCCGGGATGATCCAGCCCCCGTTTCGGAGCTCGACCGCCACCGACTCGATCCCGAAGTGCTCATCGTACTTCTTGCCGCTCGTCGTCGTGAACCCGCGCACTGGCAGCCCGTCGTTGCCGGCCCACTGCGCGATGAACGCCTGGGCTGCATTGTCCTCCACATACACCTGGCTGTTGAACCGGAACACCGTCGAGTGGATGCGCTGCACGATCTCGGGAGCCGGCCACCGGCCAGCCTGGATCTCGCACACCACCTTGCGCTTACGCTCGTCGAGGGCGAGCGTGAAGATGACGGTCAGGTCATGGCCTTCCCCTTGGCCGATCCCGAGGTCGACTCCGGTGAAGCACGGCCACGGGTGGCCGTTCGCTCCGTGCGGCTGCCGATCGTAGAGGCGGTGGTTCCGGCCCAGGTCGCGCGCGTGGTCGATCCACGCCTGCTGGAACCGCGAGGCCGAGTCCATGCGGACCTCGCACAGGTACTTGCGTGCGAAGTTGATCGGGGTCGTGCCGTCGTAGATGCGCTTGAGCCGCTCGACTGAGAACTGGCTCGGCCACAACGGGACCCACTGGTCCATCGGGGACTGGGGATTGACCACCCCCGAGTACCGCTTCGACACCCAAGCCGCCCGCTTGGCGATCTCGTGCATCGGGTCGGCGGGGTGCCATGGCGTGCCGATCCAGTTGATGAACCCGTGTTCGGTGACGCGGGTGAGAACCTCGGCGTCCAGCCACCCGATCACCTTCTGGATCTGCTCGGGGGTCCGGGTGTTCTCGTAGTTCAAGATGTCGTCGAGGATGATCCCGTCGAGCCGTGAACCGTTGATCGGTCCGAACGATCCGAGCGCCTGGACGGAGGGGTCCTTGGCGATGGTCGTGCGCTCCACCGTGATCGCCGACTGCCCCCACGGATCGCCGTCGAGCTTGCTCGGCTTGAGGTTCGGGAAGACCCGGTGGACTCGCGGGTTCGTCTCGATGTGGGTGCGGATCGACCGCAGGATCTTGGTGGCGTGGGGGTCGAACGTGTTCGAGACGATGGCGAGGCGCTTGTTCGGGTCCTTGCCGAGTGTGTACAGGGCCCGCCCCACCGCGATGTGCTGGGTCTTCGCGTGCTCGACCGGTGCGAACAAGATCGCCCGCGAGTTGGCGTCGAAGAACTCGTGCCATTCCATGTGGTGCGGCGCGTTCTCGATGACGGAGTTGGTCTCCTCGTGGCGGAAGCAGTACTGGACGAACGCGGCCGGCGACGTCCGGGCCTCGTGGATCTGGAGCTCCTCGAGCGTCCGCGAGATCGCGAGCAGCGCCTTGTCCGTGAGCTTCGAGAGATCCTTGCCGCGCCCCACGAACGGCAGCGAGCCGTAGACCTCGAGCATCGACGCCAGGGTCTCGAGGGACTTCGCCGAGAGCCCGCCGATGTCGAGCCCCGGCGGGATCTCGTACTGGTGATTGGCGCGCGGCCGGCCGGCCAAGGACCGCCCGAGTACCTCGGGCAGCACCTCGGTCAATTTCGCGTGATCGGCCGGGCTGATCACCGGTCAGCTCAGGCCCTTGAGGGCGCTCTCCAGGGCCTTGCGATCGTCGTCGCCGAGGACCAAGGTCGTCGTGGTCTTGCCGTCGGTCGTGGTCTCGACCTTGATGGGGGCGTCGAGCCCGTCAAGATCGCGGAGCTGCTTGCAGGCGTCGAGGGCGTTCTTCAGATCGGGCGCCGCGATCCTCATCGGCTTGGTGGGGTCCTTGGGATCCATCACCGGCTTGCCGTCAGGGGTGCGCAGGACCACTGACTTGTTGACGGCCATCGACTGGATGGTCTCGAGTCGCAGCCGCATGAGGTTTCGCCGGTCCTCACGGAGCTCGTCGGGCTTGGCCGACGCCTTGAACCGCGCGTAGACCTCGCGGATCCACTTCCCCACCGTGGACGCGTGGACCTTGTACTTCGAGACGAGCTGGGCCTTCACCCGACCTTCCGGCAGCCGGACAAGATGGTCCTCGACGTCGGCGTAGATCGCCTCCATCTCGAGCCGCGTACGCCTGCCAGACCCGGTGCTCATGCGCGGATGCCCATCAGCGCCATCGCCTCGGCGCGCGCGGGGGCGTCATCGGCGAACACCCCCCGCACGCACGAGGTGCGCATCTCCCCAGGCGACTCGATGCCGCGCAGCCCCATGCACGTGTGTCGAGCTTTCACCACGACCATCACCCCGACGGGGGTGAGACCGGTGACCAGGGCATCGGCGATCTCTTGGCCGATGCGTTCCTGGAGCTGAAGCCGCCGCGTGACCGCGCGGACCAGCCGCGGGATCTTCGACAGCCCGACCACCCGATCGCCGGGGATGTACGCCACCGAGACCGTGCCGGTGAACGGCAGCACGTGGTGTTCGCACAACGAGGCGAACGTGATATCGGCGACTGAGACGATCCCAGGGTCCTTGGGCGACGGGAACGTCTTCAGGAGCTTGGTGATGTCGGCGTTGTATCCCTCGGTGAGCTCGCGCAGGGCGCGCAGCATCCGCCGCGGGGTCTCGCGCTCGACCTTGGCTCCGAGGTCGGTGAGGAGGTCGCGGACGGTGTCGATCGCCGCGGTGGAGATGAGCAGCGAGCCGTACTCGTGAGTGGTGTCGGTCATGGGCTTACTCGATTCCGAGGAACTTGTGGGTCTGGAGGGACAGGCGCCATTCGGGGTGGGTCTGCACGTATTCGACGAGCCGGGCTTCGACGTCCGGCGACCGGCCATCGGGATCGGCCTGGGCCTGGAGGAACCGGTGGTGCGCCACGAACGAGGACCAGTCCTCGGGCGCGTAGGCCGGCCACACGAGCTTGAGCTCGTCGGCCTGGAGCAGCCGGATTCGGGACTTCGCCACCTTCGGTGAGACCGTCACGTACACGAAGTTGTGGTACTGGAAGTTGGGCTCGGTTGTCCCGTTGGTCTCGATCTGCACCCGAACGTAGAGTGGCGCGAGGGCGTCGAGCAGCTCGTCGTCCACCTGGAGCATCGGCTCGCCACCGGTGAGCACGACCAGGCGCCGGGGGCCGAGTGCCTTGACCCGGGTGGCGATCTCGGCCGCGGTGGCGCGCTCGCGCGCCCGGAAGTCGGTATCACACCACCGCGGACACTCGGCCTCGTTCCGCGCGGAATCCCGCTCGCGGTGTTCCTCCAGCCCGCTCCACATGTTGCACCCGGCGAAGCGCACGAACGCGGCCGGGGTGCCGGCGAGGTTGCCCTCCCCTTGGATGGTCCCGAACACCTTGACGATGGAGTAGGTCTTCATATCACCCTTCGTTGGTATGCTTGAGTAGTCGGTAGTGGCAGTCATCCACCGCCGCGATCAGCGATCCGTAGTTGTCGGCGTCGGTCGGGATGTGGCTGGCGTACGCCCGATCCGAGAACGCGAAAGCGATGGCCACCCCCGTCACCCGACGATCGGTCTGGCCCTTGACGAAGTCGAGCGCGTCCTCGAGCATCTTGACCGCCGTGGCGTGCGCCTGGTCCTCGTACTCGCGCTCGGCAGCCGCGACGAGCTCGCTCCGCGTCTTGAGCCGGATGATCGACGCGTCGTCGCTCACGGCTCGCCTCGGGTCGCGATCGCGATCGGGCTGATCCCGCCGCGCACGTTGAACCGGCCGGTGACCGTCACCCGACGCGGCCGGACTTGCTTATAGAACTCGTCGGCGATGGTAGCGACTATCACCTCGTTGAACTCAGCCTTGGACCGGAATCGCCGGAGGTAGAGCTTGAGGCTCTTGGTCTCGACGATCGCGCCGGCCGGCACGTACTCGATGGACAGCTGCCCGAAGTCCGGGTGCTTGGTCACCGGACACAGCGACGTGAACTCGGAGCACTCGAGCCGCACGGTCATGGCACCGTGGGTCCAGCCGATGAGGTCGAGTCGGCGAACGGACCGCTCTGATTGCTTGCCGAGGTGACGGGGAGCGTACTTGGTCATGGGGTCTCCGGGTTGACGGCCGTGAGGGTGGATGCCCACCGACGGACTAGGGTCTGCTCCAACGACCACATGGCCTCCATGCCGTTCTGGACGCCTTGGGTGTTGGACTCCTTCCCTTCCACGGACAGGTGTATCTGCACCCGCTTGCCGTGCTTCTTGAACTTCCAGTTGCGGAACGCGGGGCCCGCCACGCCCCACGTCGCCGCGTCGGCCGAATGGAACGGGAAGCGCACGAGGGCGTCTTCGTCCACCCAGCCGAACGAGTGGAACCGGTGGGGCCATGCGCGAGCGAAGCATTGCTCGTAGTACCGCAGCGAGGTGGAGACGGGCTCGCCGAACCGGCACGACAGCCCCACCTTGGGGAAGTTGGCGCAGTACCAGGTGAGCAAGTCCCACGGATCGCCGATGTGGTGGACCGGCATCCCCTTGGTGATGCCCTTGGACAGGGCGTACTCGGCATTGCGGCGCGACCCCTGCCAGTCGCCGATGACGTCCAGCCCGACCGCCTCGTCCCACTTCGACTTCGCGGTCTCGGCGAGCAAGGCATCATGGTCCACCGCCTGGCCGAGGGTGTACGCGGTGAACGCCCCGGAATCGAGCATCATGGACTTCGGCCGGCGGAAGTACGGCTCCGAGTGCCATTGCTTGAGGTACGCGAACGAGACCAGGATCGAGAGCGGTCGATTCTCCCAATCCCACCGCCGCGCGGCCTCGAGCTGGCTGGTACCGGGCCCGGCGAAGTACACGGTGGTCATGGGTGGCTCTTGACCGTACCGGCCTGCGCCGCCTCGAACGCGGACTCGGGCCCTTGGGGGGCGATGTTGACGATGCTCCCGCCATCCGCGATGACGCGGTCGAGCTCGGCCAAGGGGTCGGCTTCGGCGACCATCGCCAGGCCCTTGCCGAAGTCGTCGGCCGCATCGGTGGTCAAGAGCTTCACAGCCAGCTGGGTGTCCATGTCCTTGGTCAGGGCCGCCATGAACGGGCCCACGACCGGGTGAACGGGCTCCCCGACCACGACGTGAGGATCGGTGTAGGTCTCCGCATCGGCGATCCGCAGGCCTGGCCGCCGACCGAGCGCCTCTTCCCATTGGGACTCGGGACCACCCGGGGCGACCACGGCCTCCGTGCGCAGCTCCACCCCGTGGAGGTCGAGCAGGACGGCCGGCACCTCCACCGTGGCGACGGCTTGCTCATGGCGCGAGCCGACGCGCAGCACCAGGGACAGGGCCGGCACGAGGACTTCCTCGCCATCGTCGAGCTCCATCACGACGGCGATGTCCTGGCCGCGGAGGGGCTCCTGCCCCATCCGACCGCCGATGATCTTGATCTTGCCCTTCCGCATCACACGGCCTCGTAGGTGGCCGCGAACACGTCGGCCTTGCAGGGGTAGTGGTGGACGCCATCCGGCTCGGTGATCACCCAGTCGGACGGCACGAGGTGGGCCCGTTGACCGTGGATGGTCACCACGTAGGGCATCTGGTCCGCATCGCGGAACACACCGGGTGGATCAATGCGGCCGTCGTACTGGACCGCCTGGACTAGGACAGGACGCTTGCGATAGGTCGCCATTACGCCACCCCCCGGGTGTTGACCATCTTCACGATGTGGCCGGGCGCCCCGATCAGCCACGTGTGGGCGTTCTGGGGCGTCCCGTTGACCGACACGAACGCGTGATCGACCTCGGGCCGCCCGAGCAACCCGCGGCGGATCACCTTGCCGTTCGGGTCGCGCTTGAAGGCGACAACGAGCCACCCCCACGGGGTGCGCATCTGGCACCAATACCCGAAGAAGACGGCGCGGTGGCCGAAGACCGCGAACGGGGTGAGCTCGCCATCCGACGCCAGCCGCCCGCCCTTGAGCTCTCGGAGGCCGACACACACGAGCCAGCGCCGGATGCGGCACCACACCGGCCGATCGTCGAGGTGCCACCGCTCGCCGTTGAACACGTAGGTCTTCATCGCGACCCCCGCGGCGCGAACTCACCGGTCTGGGCCTCCGGGTAGCACACATCGCACCACGAATCGGCGCAGGTGGACTCGTGGCGCTTGACCACGGTATCGGCATGGGCCAGGGCCAGCACCGCATCGGCGCGATCGATCTCGGCCATCGCCTCCATGACGGGGGCGGCGCGATCGAGCGTCTCGCCGATCGTGGGGGGCCGCCACTCCATCATCGGATCGGTCACCCCGGCCTCCTCGAACCCCTTCGCCCGAAGGAGGCACGCTGGGCACGTGGCGCAGCCCGGCCGGGAACCGCGGTAGCACGTGACCGACACCCGGAGCGCGCGCCACACGGCAGTCTGCTGCCATTTGGAGGCGGTGCGGCTGGCCTCACGCTTGGCCAGGTCGACCATCAGGGCGACCGAATCGGCCTTCGTGAGGTTCATGAGGGGGGTTTCCAGCCGGATCGGGCGCAACCCGGTCGGCATGGCCTCGTTGATGGCCACCGCCATCGCTTCCACGAAGAAGCGGCGGCAGTCGGGATACCCCGAGTAGTCGGTCTGGCACACCCCGGTGACTATCACGCCAGCCCCCAAGGCCGCCGCATGGGCACCGGCCACCGACAAGAATACGAGGTTCCGGCCAGGGACGAACGAGGTAGGCAGACCCTTGGGGGCGTCCGCATCAACGATCCCGCCATCCGCCCGGAGCGGGCCCGTGCTCTTGCTCAGGAGCGCCGCGTCCGAGGCGGCGAACACCGCCGACAGGTCGAGCACCGTGTGGGTGGCGCATCCGAGGGTGTTAGCGATCGCCTTGGCCGACGTGACCTCGGTGGCGTGTCGCTGCCCATAGAACACGGTGAGCGCGTGTAGGCGCGCATCCGCATAGGTCTCACGTGCCAGTGCGAGGCACGTGGTGCTGTCCTGTCCACCGGACAGGAGCACGAGAACATCGGTGATCGGACTCATCGGTCGGTCTCCTTGGTTGGTTGTTCGGGGTGAGGGCCCCTGGAGTCGAACCAGGTCTTGCTGGTCGAGGACGGGTCTCAACGTCTTGCACCGGGATTCGACACCCGGCCGCCGGCCACCCGGCTGCGGACCCCCGAGCTAGTTCGCGTCGGCCAGCTGAGCGGTCAGCCGGGCAACGATGCCATCGGCCGTGACCTTCCGGCCACCCATGGCGGACTTGAGCGCTTCGATCTGCTCCTCGGTGAACTTGATGGACGTGCCCTTGCCGGGGGTGTCGAACTCCTCACCCGTGTTCGCCGGGGGCTTCCACTCGGCCTCCATCAAGGGCTCGTACTCGAACGGCTCCCACCCGAGGGTGGACACGTCGACGCCGAGCTCCTGGAGCTCGCGCAGCTCCGATCCGAGGTTCGGGAGGTCCCACTCGGCCAGGTCGGCCGTTCGGTTGTCCCGCAGCGCGTACGCCTTGGCCTCCTTGTCGGGGACGTCGACAACCACCGCCGCGATGTGGGTCCACCCCATCCGCGAGGCGCCCTCGGTCGAGGCGTTTCCGGCCCGAATCACCATGTCCTTGCCGGCGTCGGTCTTGAGCTGGACAACGATCGGCTTGAGCTGGCCATGCGCCGTGAACGACTCGATCACCGCCTTGATGTTCCGCTCGTCATGGGCCCGGGCGTTTCGAGGGTCGGGAGTCAATGACGCGATTGGGACCGCCAAGTGAGCCAGGCTGCTGTGGATTTTGTGGTTCATGACCGGTTCCCATCGAGGCGTATGTGCGCCCGTTGTGTGTCTGTTGTACCTCCGCGTCGGGTGACGGTCAAGGTTGGCGAGATGCCATGTACTCGCGATACCCCTGCGTGCCGCCCGGGAACGGGAGCGGATCGGGGTCGCCCGGCAGGAAACCGTGATGCACGAGGGGGCATGTGGAGAGCGGGACACCGCCGGTGTAGAACGTGGCCGCCATGGCGACCGACATCTGCGCCGTCGCGTCCTCGATCCGCGCGCCCTGTCCATACCGCACCACCTGGGTGAGGCAGGTAGTCACACCGGTCCCATCTCGTGCCGTGTAACAGAAGGCCGGCTCCGTCATCGCGAAGCAAGGGGCCAACGACGGGGAGCTCTGGAGCCCCGTACGAAGCATCAGGCCCGCGCACAGCCACTGCGTGGAGTTGGTGGTAGCGCCGCCCACCTTGGAGGGCTCGATCGATGGCGCGATGCTCGTGAGCCAGACATCGTACGCGGTGGCACCTACCGGAGCATCCGCCACCACATCCGCCGCAACGCGGAACTGGTTGCCGAACTTGTCGACGGTCCCATCGGCGCGGAATTGCGTCGACAGCTCGCGGATACCGAACTTCCCGAGTCGGTGCAGCTCCTCGGGTTGCGACACGCCGTCGTGGTTGTCGTCTAGCCACAAGCGGAGACGGTCGAAGACCTCATCTTCCGGGTGATCTTGTTGTCGCGGTTGACGTCGTAGAAGGCGAGCGCGAGGAACCCGTTGGGGTCCGCCGAATACGCCTGCAACGTCGAGTCGCCGAACATCTCAGAACCGTCGTCGATCGAGCCGTTGTTGTTCACGTCGAGCACGAGCCATGCGGACTTCGACTTCGGCGCCGTCCACGACCATAGCCCCAGCTGATGGTTCCGCAGCCGGAACTGCACTCCGGCTTCGCTGGAGGTCAGCCGGATCGGCCGGCCATCGAGCGAGAGCACGATGGGGGATCCGATGCACCGACACGAGTCGGTCTCCGGGTCGTACTGGCAGTTTCCGTTGCTGAGATCTTGGCGCACCCCGGTTCCCCCGAGCTCACCCGAACACCCACACATGATCACGAGTAGCATACACAGTCGGTTCATGATTCTTCCCTTCAATCCTTGTTGGCGACCATCGCCGGCAACGTTGGTATCAAACACCCTTGTCGGGTGTCAAGCCCGCGAAACGCCTGTTAATTCTCGCTCACCATGGCCGGTCGCACCACACGCAATCAGGAGTCCGGCTAGCACTGTTCGATGGCAGTGAGTTGGGTCCACACAGAAGCACACGAGGGTCACCGAGCTCCGCGCGAGGACCGCATCCCAGGCCGGTCGGTGGTCGCGGTAGCTCACCCGCATCTCGGCGGTGTAGTCCTCCACGTACTTCGGCCACACCTGGTCAACCCCGACCACCCCGTACAGCCTCCGCATGGTGATCACCGGCCCCAAGATCGCCCATGACGGCGCGAACGGGAGGCCCTCGGGCCCCGCACCCTTGCGCGTGACGTCGAGTCGGTCGGCCCCGGCGTAGGTGACTCGAGACGTGTACACGCTGACCATCACGGCTGCATGGTGTCCCCGACACCCCAGCATGCCTGGTGGCGAGTCACGAACGAGATGAGGCAGCTCCGCATCAGCTCGACGTTCCCGATCACCGACCCCGACGTCCCGCAGCATGGGCACTTCCACTTCACGTGCTCGCCGACCACGACCCGAACACCTCTGATGGTGGTCCGCTGGGTCAACCCGGCGCACACCTTGTCCAGCGCCCGATCGACCGCCGCGACCAAGAACACCGGCTGTCCGTCCGGCGTCTTCCAGGTCCGTGCCGGAGTCACCGCGGCACCCGCGGTGAGCTGGCGAGCGCCCGCCGGATGTCGCCGCGCACCCGATCGGGGGCGGGATGCGATGGCGTCTTGGCGCACCACACCGATGCGCCGTTCGGCAACTCGAACACCAGCTTATGCCCCCTGTCGACGAGGTTCGCCTTGAACTCCACCGCGAGCTCCTGGAGCTTCCGCAGCCACTCGTTGCCCGTCACGATCCACCGCCATGGGGGCGACCGAGTCGGCTGTTGGAGTTCCCGAGGTTCGTGATGAGCCCGCGTGCAGGTTGCGCGGTGATCGCCGCCGACCGGTTGCGCTGGGTCAGATGTTCGCGGATCTCCCCCGACCGGTGACGGTATCCCGTCGCCTTGCAGCTGCACCCGTACTGGCCACATTCGCCGGCAACCGGGACCCACGTATGAGTATGCCCACCGCTCACATCGCCCTCCATTGCCACCACCGCCAAGGAACCGAGGCCGCCACGAAAGCCAGAACCGCGTGACCGAGCGCATCGGCCGGCTGGGTACTGACCACCGCGAGATACACATGGACCGGGGCCGCGACGGCGCACAAGGCGCACAGGGCCACGAGAGCTACACGACCGATCATGGCTTCCCTCCCGAGGCGAGCCGACGCCCACAGTACCCGCAGAACGTTCTGCCGGCGGCTGCCTCGGCGTCGCACGATGGACACCGAGGATCGAGCAACGTCGCCGGCAGCCGCTCGTCGATCAGCTTCCGATCCGCATCGTAGTTCGAGTACTTGAACCCAGCTTGCTCGAGGATGCCCATGCCGCAGTTGGTGGCCAGCCATTGCACCACCGACGTCGCGACCCACCAGTCCCGCCGGGTGACGTCGTGGCGTTCGTCGCGCAGCACCTGGGCCAGCTTCCGATCCGAGTCGCCTCGGAAGTAGCAGCGGAACGCGGCGACGATCCGTGTCTCGCGTGGGTTGAAGCCGCTGGTGAGCCGTTCCGACACCGCGCCCTCAAACCGCCACGAGTCGACCTTCGCGATCGCATGGCGCGCCCGGCATGGGGGGCAAGAGCAATCGCCATCGTCGCCACCGTCACAGTCGTAGAGCTCGGCGATCCCGCGGAGGGCCGAGAGCATGATGCCCTCGTCCTCGTCGGCGGTGCCCTCGGGGGTTGGTGGCTTGGTCATGTCCAATCCCGCCATCCCGAGTTCGCCTCGTCGTCTTCCAGCGTCCCGGCCACCGGGACGAGGTCGACGTGGCCGACGGTCTCCGTGCTACCTGGCTGACCGAACCGCCCCGTCTGGATGCGCTTCCACCCGTCGGCCTCTGGCACGACCGCGGCGAGCCATCGCCGGGCCCGGCGCACGTGGGGGTTCTTGTCGTCCACCTCGGTGATGACGAACTCGATCGCGTACCACTTCGCCATGTACCAGCGCTCCGTGGCGCAGTAGGCGAGCTTCACCAGCCCGTCACGTGGTCCGGCGACAACCACGTGAGCCCGATCCGAGCCCTTGCGGAACCCTTTGACGTGCACGATGGCGCCGAGGTGCAGCTTGGCGTGCTTCGCAACACGCGCGGCTTCACGGCCGCGGTTGTTGGAGCACTCCAGGCACGGGCCGACGTACATGCAGACCCCGGAGGCGTTCGTGTTCGAGCAGCGCGGGATCGAGTCGTCGTTGCCGTTCCTGTTACCAGTCCGGTACGCCGCAAGGACGTCACGAGCCAGCCGATGGCCATCAACGATGGCCACGAGGTGACCAAGCACCTCCTCGGTGACCTCGTCGGGAACCGCCCAGAACCCCTGCATGCCGCGACACGGCACCGGCTTGGCCAGCACCGCCAGGTCACGGAACACGTAGCCGTAGGGGCCAAAGAACCACCGCTTCTGGCTCACCGGCAGCGTGCTGGCGTGCCGGTGTGGCGATCCCGGCGGTGGCGTGGTGGCGATCACCTGGTGATCGATGGTCGCCAGCGCGACAATGGCGCCCCGGGCGATCATCGCCTGGGGTGGGAACCGCAACCCGGCCTCGTGGATGTGGACGGCGCCGTCATCGTCCCACGACTTGGCCGCGTGGATCGCGAACCGCTTGCCCAGCATGGTCGGTGGACACGGCCATGTCCTATTCTCGACGTCCTTGCGGTCGGGTGGCGGTGGCATGGTCATCACCCACGCCCAGGGCTGGGACAGCGACAACGCGCGGAGGTTCACGATGCCCTCCGTCGGCTCGACGCCAGCGCACGAGCGACGTTGCCACGCTCGCGGCGCAGCGCCTTGCGCGCGGTTTCGATGCTCGAGACCGCCGCCCTGGTCTGGTTCGTTCCGAGCGTCGGCCGGCCGGGGACCTCTCGTTCGGCCGCCACGATCTCGCTCTTGGCTCGCTCGAGCCTGTGGATCAACGTTGTCAGCTTCTCTTGTTTTCTCCCAAGTGCGAGAAGCCGGCGCATCCTATCTATGGTCTTCTGTTTCATGGTCGTTCGCTTCCTCCCGTCAGATCAGAACGAGCTGAGCCGGCGACGGGACCGGCCTCTCGGGTTGGCGTGCTGGTGGCTGGAGCCTCGGCTGGCGCTCTCGCGATGCCAGTCGCATTGACCATCCACCCATGACGTGAGCCGGAGTGTACCACACGGCTCGGGTCTCCATGCGCAGCGTGTCGCCCACGATCACCGTCGCTGGCACCCCTACCAGCGCGAGCTGGATATAGGCCATGTGCGCCGCGCGCTCGTCGATATCTTGTGCTGTGACGTGTAGATGGTTCTGGTAGTTGATCCCCGCATCGTGCATCGCCGCGCACAACGCGAGCGGCATGGCACCGGCCCCGACCGCCGGATCCGATGCGGTGACGAACCCGCGCTCGGCGACAAGCGCCGGCATGTCGCCGACCTGCAACTCGGCCATCATCCGGCAGATCGAGAACGGGGTGAAAAACTGGCCGGCCCACTTCGAGCCGAGCTCGAAGTCCATGAACGTGCGCCCCAGGACGTCGTCGATCCCGCCCTCGAACTCGACCACCAGGGCGCCGAACGCCTCGGCGAACCTTGCGACGGCTTGCGGCTCGGACCTGCTGTACTTGTCGACGATCGCCATGTAGCGGGCTTCGCGCTCGGCGCGGTGCACGAGGTCGACACCGTTGGACACCGCGATCGCCGACATCTCGACGAAGTCCGACCACACCGACCACAGATCGTGACGATCGGTGACCCGGCGGATGTGCTGCGCGATCGAGCGCTTGACCTCCTTCACCACGAATGAACCTCGAGCTCGGTAGCGTCCTTGAGGTACAGCGGGTGCTTGGGGCTTCCGTCCTTCGACGAGGAACCGAGGCGATGAAGCGGCATGGAGCTAGCCGGCGACGGCCCCGGGACATCGCGGAGGATCCGGTACACCTCGCGCGCGCGCACCGAGCTACGCTTGTCCGCGCCCCACGCGGCGATCGCGATGTCGGACTGGCGAGCGAGCCCGCGGATCACGGCGTCGTTCTTCTCGCCACCGACCGGCCTCGTATGGCGGAACGCCACATCGGGATCGGTAGCTCGGATCGCGAACAAGTTGGCGATCGCCACCCGGACCGGCGGATCAAGGTCGGTGAGCCCCCAGCGGGCGAGCGCGAACTTGCGCGCGAACTTGAGGCACTTCGCGATGGTCGGATCGTTCTGATCGGCGTCGGCCGTCGAGGGATTGAGCATGAAGAACGCGATGAGCGGGGTGGCGTCGTCGATGTCGCCACCCCGTAGCAGGAGGTAGCGGTAGTCGCGGTCTTCGGAGAACCAGGCCTGACCGAGCTTGCCGCGTTCGTGGACGAGGCCGGCGAGCGCACCACAGAGCGTCACGACTTCACCTCGGGCCTACCGCTGCTCACGGTTGCGTCGATCGTGATGGCCTGCACCGTCGCCGGCAGCTGCACCGCGAGCCTGACGGGGCCCCGGCAACCAGGGGCGTGTCCGCCATCCGCGACGATGGACTCGACGAACGGCCGGCTCCGTTCGAGCGCGGTGATGCAGCACGGCCCGACGTACACAGTGCGCTTGCAGCACATGTGCTTCCGTGCCACCAACCACTCGAGGTCGGTCTTGGTGGAGCACACGACACACGAGTACCACTCGCCGGTGTGCTTGGCCGTCTCCGGCGGCTTGATGCCATGCGCGGAGAGGAGCTTGGTCGCCACCACGAGCTGAGATCCCACCAAACCGAGCTCGAGCTCGAGCTCGGCGATCCTCGCTGCCAGGGCCGTGGCTTGTCGGCGGCTTCCGTCGAGGACGTTCCGGGTCTCGGTATGGGCCTCGACCTCGGCCGCGTACGCTGACCGCCAGTGCACAAACTCGTCGGTGGTTGTGGTCATAAGCTGGTGACCTCTGCCGTCTTCTGGACAACCTCGTCCTCGACCCGGAAGATCCGAGCGATCGTGATCTCGAACGGCCGCGGCACCTTGTCGGACAGCGCCGCGTCGCGTACCGCCGTCATCGCCCGGTCATCCGACACGGCGAACACCCGACCGGACATGACCTGCGCGCTCTCGCCGCGGCACGTGAGGAGCCACCGGAACCAGTGACCGCTCGGCGCCTTGTCGCTCGCGGGGGGCTTCGTCACGCTCGGGAGTTCGGCGAGCCTCCTGGGCAAGGTCGACAGCTTGCCGCCCGTGAGCTTGTCGACGAGCATCATGGCGCAGTTGCCGACGTCGACGGCATCGAGCGCCGACACTGCGGCGTTCTGCGGGTTGTCCCCCGTGAACGAGTCGGCGAGCTCCTTGACCTTCTGTCGGAGCTTGTCCATCAAGAACCCGTACGACTCCTTGGTCCAATCGGGGGAGATCTTACCGAGGGGGCCATCGTCGCGCTCGTCGAGCTTGCGCTCCATGAAGCCAGCGAACGCCGCTACTTGTTGTCGCATCATCGGGCAACCCCCAGCATGTCCTCGAGCATGGCACGCGAATCCTCGGTCAGTTCGAGGTAGCGAGCGTTACGCAGCCCGGCAACGGCACGATGAGCCGCCGCCACGCATTCGGTGAGGTTGCGCCCGTCCGCGATCGCTCGCTCGAATGCGTTCGCCCACACCATGCGCTCTCCGTTGCTCATGTTCATGGCGCGGCCTCAACGAAGTTGACGGCCTCGCGGCGAAGCTCGAGTTGGGCGCCGCGCAACAGGGCCGCGCGGGTGTCGTCCACCGGCGGGACCGTGAGCGACCTGGAAATCTCCATGGCTTGCCCGTGGAGGCGCGCGAACGTGTGCGCCGCGTGCCACGCCCAGAGCGCCGTCCCGGACCAGCCCTCGCAAGATGGAGGGTCGCCATCGCCCGTGCATTCGAGCCACGCCAAGTACCAGCACGTGCGTTCCTCGTTCACCTGTTCCGCCAGGAGCTCCGTGAACCGCTGGCGCACCTCCTCGAACGGCTTGCGCTCCTTCGCCGCAGACTCGTCGGCGTGGGTGCGGCCGGACTCGTCGTCTTCGTCGAGCTCGGCGATCTCGTCGGCGTGCTTGGCCGCGACGTCGGCCAGGCGTTCGTCGAGGTACGCATGCGCGTCGCCGATGTAGAACTCCCTGGCCGGCGACCCGGCTACCGCGCGCAGCTTGCTGAGGAAGTAGTCGGGGTACCGCTCGTCCTTGTGGCCCTGGTCCAAGAACCAGCGCAGCGAGTTCTGATCGCCGTGGACGAACGTGTACTCCCCGAGGTCTCCCCACATCACGACGAGCCCCGGATACACGTACACGCGGAACGCGTGGCATCCATGGGCGGGGTTCCGGCACCTCCACGATCGGGTCTTCACGTCGTAGGTCAGCGCGAACCCCTCGAACGACTTCTGGGCCAGGTGGCCGATGGTCGCCGCGACGTCGACGGAGCGCTCCTCGCGGCTCACAGTGGCGCCTCGGCGATCGCGATGGCGTGGTCGACCTGCTCTTGCGCCAGTTCGATCTCGACGGCGCTACCGCCGAGCCCGAGGCTGGCCTTCAAGAGTGAGAACTTGATTTTGTGGAGCTGGATCCCGACCTCGACGATGCGGGCGTTGACCTTGGTCTGGAGGTCTTCGGCGCGTTCGGTGGGCGACATCCCATCGGGGCGGATCAAGTGGATCTCGGCCCGGTCGAACGGGAACACGCAGCCCGTGAACTGCATGGCGACGTAGTTCTTAGCCCGGGTCTGGTCGGCCCGCGCGGCGAGCGCGTACAGCATCGCCCCGACCGCCTCGTAGGCGGCGACGGCGATCTGCTCCTTCGTCGCATCGGGTGGAGCGAGCGGTGGGACGGAGTCGAGCGGGTCGGTGGTCTTGTCGGTCATGTTGAGGTCGCTTTCTGCCCCTGGGGCTTCATCGCTGGATGGTGGATATCGGCTTGAGGATCTGCTTGACGCGGAAGACCTGCTCGGACTCCCACGCTTCGCGCTCGGCGCGGATCATGATCTTGAACGGCTGGCTCGCGGCGTGCCAGCTGTTGTGGTGGACGGCGCACAAAGGGATCGTGTCGTGGTCATGGGATCGGCGATCGCCGCCCTTCACCGGAGCCCTGGCGACTCGCCCCGTGCTCCTGTGGTGCGCAACGACGATCCCACCACACGGGTGGGCCGCCGACATGAAGCGCGCAGCACACGGCAGCTGGACGACGCGCACGAGGTAGTCGCGGTCTTCACCGGCCACCGCGAAAGCTCCTTCCAGTCATCGTGGCCGACGAGTTCGGCGTCTCGAAGAGCTCGACTCGCGCGATCACCACACCGGTATCGGCCAGGAGCTCGTGAGCCTTGTCGAAGAGGAACGCGGCGAGCGTCTCCGCGGTCGGCTCCGCGGCGAACGCGAACGGCTTGCGATGCCCGTGGCGCAACGCCTGCGACGACGCGAACTCCAGGAGCTCGTGGTCGGCCTGGTTGACGAGGGTGGCGTGGTCCCACGTCGCATCGAGCCAACCGCCGACGCGCTCCTTGATGACGCCGAAGTCCACGACGCGATCGCACGCGTCGAGTCGGTCCGCCGTGCAGCTCAAGAGCGCGGCGTAGCGGTGGCCGTGGAGCGTCGCGCACTTCGACTCGTGGCGAAGCACCCGGTGTGCGCTGTCCCACTCGAGGCGCCGCGTGATGACCATGTGCTTCATGAGGTTCACCTGGACACGCACCCGACGAGGACGATCGCGCACCACACCACCGGGACGATCGCCCACAGGAACACGTGCTCCTTGGTGGCCGCGGCGATCACGGCGCGGGTGCCGCAGACCAGCAGGAGCAAGATGGTGATGAGCAACAGCGAGCTGGACATGGCTACCTCCGGCCGGCGGTCGCCGGCTCCGTGGCGTCGTCTTCCACGCGGGATGACTCGACGCCGTTGATGCGCTTGAACGAGAACAGGGCGCGCTTGCGCTTGCTCGAGGTCTTTGGTGCCGGCCGGTCGACATCGTCACCCGGCCGCCGCGCGTGGTGCGTGCGGCTCATGCGCCCTCATGCGCCCGGCGAAGACGCTTGAGCTCCGCTTTCGCCGCGTCGGCATGCACAGCGCCGGCTCGTGACAAAACACGCGAAGGGCCCGGCAGCACCGTCTTCATCGCCCAAACGTACTTGCGCTGGGCGCGGCGCATCTGCGCCCGGACCGACATGGGCATGCCCTTGGTGTTCACTTGGCCAGGTCCTTGCGCGCCTTCGCGAGCATGCCGAGGAGGGTGGCGTCGTCGCACTTCCCGAAGAACAGCTTGAACGCGGCCTCGACACCGACGTAGAACGCGTCCACGGTGTGGCGCTGCTCGACGGTCAACCCGGACTTGCCGTCCTCATCGTCGATCAGCACGCGGGCCTCGTTGGCGATCTCGCCGGTGTGCTTGCCGATCGCCTTGAAGACCTGGGCGAGCTCGCGGCGCGACGGGATGAGCCCCGCGCCGTCTTCGGCGATCTTGCCGGTCGCGCGCTTGGCCGCGTCGGTCGCATCGCGGACCGTGGTCTTGCCGCCGGTCTTGGCCTTCTCGCGCACGTGGGCGAGCGCCTTGTTCTGGGCCTCGCTGGACTTCGCCGTCTGGACGAGCGCGATCCCGGCGGTCGCCGACATCTCGCCGGCCGACACCGCGGCCTTGACGTCTGGGGTCGCGGTGTCGTCGTACGCCAGGAGCTGGCGGAAGTACTCGAGGTCGAGGCCGAACGTCACGGCCGCGTCGGCCTCGGACACCCCGCGCTCCATGAACCTCTTCGCCTTCTCGAGCTTGACGAGCGGGCCATCGTCCTCGCGGACCTCGTTGGCCGCGATCATGATCCCCATGAGGTTGGTTCCGGTCGCGCGCTGGGTCACGCACTGGACCGAGATCCGCGGCTCACCGCGCTTGGCGCGCAAGAGGTTCGCGCGACGGGCCCTACGCACACGTCCACGACCATCGACGACGCACGGGAGACCGGTCACCGGGTCCTTGGACACCACCACCGGCTCGATCACACCGTAGCAGTCGATATTGGCCACCTGCTCGTCGGTAATCGCCTTGAGCAAGCGCTCGTCCCACAGGTCGTGCTCACCCTTTTTGTGGGCGGTGTCGAGCGGTCCTCGCTCACCAGCCGGGAGGATGGCACCGCCGATGATGCACAGATCCTCCGGGAAGAAGACGGGGGCCGAGGTGTAGTTGGTATCGAACGCTTTCTTGCTGGACATGGTCGGTGCTTTCTGCCGGGCGTGGCCCGGCGACTACGTGAGCTTGTCGGGGATCGGTTGGTCGGGGGTGATGGCCTGGCGAGCGAAGTACTCGTTGAGCGCGATGGTGACGATGGCGGTTTCGTCGAGGTGCCGGCGTTCGGCCTCGTCGGCAATTTTACGCTTGAGTGCTGGGTCGATACGCTGGCTAAGTCTGGCGGTTTTCGACGGTCGAGTCACGGGGTCGGTCTTTCCCGGTCGGTCGGTGCGTTTCCCGTTGTGTGTTCGTTGTACGCCCGACCATCTCAGATGTCAACCCGTTGTGTGTACGTTTTGTAACCTGCTGAATTTTCAGCGCCTCTCGTTCGGTGGTACGAACTGCATCCCGCACGCAAGGATGAAGTCCCGTTCGTCTGGGGTCGCGAGCTCCTGGCCGTTCGTCGCGACGGCGAGGGAGACGAGCCGCCCGCCCTCGCACTTCAACATCCGCGCATGCGCCGCGGTGACGAGCTTTTGGGCGTACTCGGCGGGCCCGGTTCGGATCGCGAAGATCGCACCCCACTGCGCCGGTGGCCGGACGCAGAACAAGTCGATCGCCCACGGCTCTGGCTCGACGGTTCCGAGGGCGTAGTACCGCCGATCGGACAAGTCGCTGGGCTCGGGCGCGCCGAACCCGCCCTTGGACTTTCGCCATTGGAGTCGGTGTTCTCGAACTCGAAGTCGCACGGTCTCGTTGAGGAGGTCGAACCCAATCCCGCCGAACAGGTCGGGCTGGTGCTTGGCCACGCACACGATCTCGATGTCCTTGACATCGGGGGCGCCCCGTCGGATCGACCCGGCGATCTCGATCCTCGTGCAGCCGTCGCGGAGCATCCCGGCGACCGCCTCGGCTGCACGCATCGCGATCGCGAACGGCCGGCGCATCACGAAGCTCATGCGCCACCGTCGCGGTGATCGCCGACGTACCGCATGCACTCGATCCCGGCACGCACGGCCGATGCCTCGGCTCGGTCGAAGTCGCGCGAGGCTCCGCGGCGGCCTGGGTCGTTGACTCGCTTGTCGAGGTGTGCGAGCCGCCGCTCGAGGGTCGCGATCTTGTCTCTCAGTCCTGGAATCCGTGGCATCGAGTCGGTGGCGTCCATTGGCGTCCTTTCACTCTGGGTCGGGGTCGGCGCTCATCGCGAAGTCGAGCGCTTGATCAAGCATCTCGTGGTCGGTGCCCTCGGTTCGGTGGATCCGCTCTCGCCATTCCCCGAGCGCCTCGTACTTGCCGCGATCCACCATGGTCATCACCACCCGGAGATCTTCCTCCATGGCCCGGTGATGCGGCTCGAGGAGGAGGTTGCGCTCGGGCTCGGTCATGGCTTCGAGCGAGACCACGGATGGACACAAGAGCCGGAGGTACAGTCCGCGCAGCCACCGCCACGCGGTGGCGTCGAGTCCGTCGGCGTCGTCGGCCATGACCTACCTTGTACCATAGAGGTCCGGCCGCGCTTGCCGCGCGAACGCCCCCCACCATGTGGCGATCCCGTACACGTCGCAGAACGCCTCGCGATGCGGTGCGAGCTCGGACGCGCTCGCGACGGCCGCGGCGCCCAGGTGCTTCTCGGCGTGCGCCTTGGCGATCGCCTTGCGCTCGTCGCGCCCGGTCCCGCGCCCGGTCTTGCCGGTGATCGCGGACAACCAGGCCCCTGGGAGCACGAAGACGACGTCGAACCCGGTGGCCTTGGTGATCGCCGACAACGCGCCGATCACGCCCCCAGCGTACCTCGCCAGGGCGATGTCGGTGGCCGCGTTGCCGCGACCTCCGGCGAACGACTCCTCGATCACGACGAGGAACCGCCGCGGCACGAGCGCGATCGCCGCCCGCAGCTCCGCGAGGCCCGCGAACGCGCGGAACGGGAACACCGCGATCGGCGCGGGCGGCTTGCCCTCCCAGGTCGGCACGGCCGGAAACAGGCACGCGAGCCCGCGCGAGCCCGGATCGACCACGAGAACCATGTCGTCCCGGGCGACCAGCTGCGCGACGTTCTCGCGATCACCCTTGCGGAACGGCCGCACGATCGGGCCAGCTCCGGCCTTCACGGCGCCCTCGCTACGCGCGACACCTGACCGCGGGACGTGACGACCTCGCCGATCCAGTCGTAGGCCGGGCTGCCGAGAGACGTCGACGCGATCGCCATCGCACGATCGGTGGTGTCGGCCGACACCGAGAACAGCAGCGCGCACCGAACGGGGCGATCCACCGTTGGCGTCGGTTCGCTGAAGATGTCGGCCCCGCAGACGACGGCGGGCGTCTTCGTGACGTCCAGGACCAGGACCGCATGTGCGGTGTACATCATTCCCATGGGAGCTTCCTTTGTTCCCGCGTTCCAACGCTGCGCTCAAGCGGACTCGCAACCTCGATCCCGGGCTCGACGAGCTTGCTCCACACGAGCCAGGCGCAGGTCACGGAATCGGTCTTGCCGTCGCCGGTGAACGAGATCCTCGGCAGCACGATCTGCCGGGTTGGTGGACGGCGAGATAGAAGATGCGCGCGCTGCTCGGTGGGCTCGAGGAACGAGAGCCGGAGCAAGAACGCGACGCCCTCGGTCGCGAAGTCGAGCGCGCACGTGAGGATCTGATGCGCTAGGTTGAACGGCGGGTTGGTGACCACCCACGGGACGCGCGGGAACACCCCCCAGGCGGCCGGCGTTGCCGCGTTGAGGTGGTAGGTTGCCGCGCGGCTCTCGTCGACGTCGTTGGTCCACGCGACGTCTTCGCGGCCGGCGATCAGGTCACCGGTCCCCACGCACGGCTCGGCCACGTCGTGGATGAGCTCGAGGCGACGGTACAGCGCGCGGGCCGCCCACACGGGCGTCGGCTTGCCGCCGATGATCGGCTTGGCACCGCCACCGGTCGGATAGAAGTCGTTCGCGCGCCTAGTCATCGGGGATGTTCGCCTTGAAGGGCCGCATCGGGTTCTTGGCCTTTGCCGGCTCTCGGTGGGATGTCGGCTCGAACATCGTGTTCTTCTCTTCGCCGGTGAGCCACCGGGGCGTCACGTCGAACCGCCCAGCCGCCTCGGCGCACCACAAGAGTAGCTCGTCGGTGGCCTCGGGGGCTACTCGGATGTTGACCTTCCACTCCTGCATGATGTGATTGACGATCTCGGTGCACCACTCGCCGAGCTCCTCGTCGGTGCAGTTCTCGTCGGCCAGGATCGCGTCGGCCCGTCGCCATGAGACCACCGCGACCTCGATCGCTTTGGCGGCCTTGTCGCGGTGGTCGCGGTTCGCCCGGGACCAGGCGTAGAGGTCCGCCTTGATCCCCGCGTCGGCCGGGACCTTCGACACCGAGAGGCGCCGCATCCCGGCCTCGTCATCGGGGACGTGCACGGGGACGTGCTGGTAGCCGGCTCGGCCGGGCCATTCGCCATCCCGGATGGTCACGACCTGCATCTCGATGAGGCCGCGAACCTCTTGGACGGGGTCGCCGCTGTTGGCGTTCTTGAACGCCCGGTAGAACTCCGCGCCAACCAGCCGGGCGGCAGCCGCGACGTTCTCCATCGGGTGCACCGCGTTGTCGTCTCGGACGTTGGGCGTGTCGTCGGTGTCGTCGGTGTCGGTCATTGGTCACCTCGCTTTGCCATGAGTGCTTGTAGGTCGCGGGCGTGCGCGTCGTACTCGGTTGTCCGGCCGTCACGCTTGAGCTGCGCCATCGTCCGCCGGAGCGCCGAGATCTGCTCCTCGATCCCTCCGGTCGAGACCTCCTCCACGATGATCGCGCCGGTGGTCTTCTCCCCCCGCTGGATGAAGTCCTCGAGCTTCGTCCCGTTGCGGCACACGAGCTCGATGTCGTCGTAGCGCTTGCCGTCGGTCTCGAATGCACCGTGCTTGGCGCCGTCGATCGCCTTGCGGATCTCACCGGCGCTGTACCCCTCGCGAAGCCGCGCCATGAGCTTGGTGAGCCGCTCCGAGGTCGGCTTGGCCGTCGGGTGGCCGCATTCTCGCTGCCAGTACCGAAACAGCTCCATCGCCGTGACCTTGCGGCCTTGGTCCAGGTCCAGCTTGACCGGCGGTGGCGCGATCCCCGGCAAGGACCGCTGGGCGTCGAGCCCGCGCGCCAGGGCCCGGATGATGTCGTGGGCCTCGGCTGCGTTGCCCGAGGCTACGCACCCGATCGCCCGCGCGAGCTCGCCGATGATCTGTTGCTGGTCGGTCGCCATGTCACCCCGAAAAAGTGGAACCCGTCTCTCCGGGCTGTCACGCCTGGTTATCGTCGGCGTTCACGTCCGCCCACTACTGCGCGGTCGCGAACCTGGTCTATGACCTTGGCCCGGTTTGAGGCCGGCGCTGGCATGGGGAGTCGAACCCCACGCCAGCCGTCTCAGAACGGGATGTCGTCGTCGCTCGGTGGCGGGACGTCGCCATCGGGCAGGCCCTCGCCGTCGACGCCATCACCGCCACCGCCGAACTGCTGGTTCTCGGCGTAGTCGACAAGCCACGTGTCCATCACGCGGCGCTCGAAGTCGGTGATCTCTTTGCCGAGGTACCGGGCGATCCCGTTGTTGATGTACTGGCCGTTGACCTCGCGCGACACCCGCGCCTTGAACGGCTTATTGGCCAGGGCGTCACGGATCTCGCTGTCGCGATCAAGGTCGAACGCGCCGGCCCCACATTGCTCGGCGAGCATCGAGAGCCGGAACATCGCCCCGGAGTTGCCGAGGTCGAGCGACAACGAGTCGAAGAACGTCTTCCCCTTGGCCGGGCCGTGGATGACCTTGAACAGGGTGCGCAGGTACGGCTTGCCGGACGACTTGCCGGACTTGCGCGAGAACGACTTGATGATGAGCAGGTAGTCACCGGCGGGAACCCCGGAGTCTGAATCGGGGGCCGTCTTGTGCTGGCTCGGATCGAAGGTTGCCATTGGATGATCTCCGTGCGGTTGAGCGGTTGAGCGTTACGCGGTTGCGTCGGTCTTGGTCTTCGGGGTCTTGGCGGGCTTGGGGGGCGGCTCGGCGACCATCGCGGCCTGCGCGCCTGCCGAGTTGAGCTGCGCCGTGTTGGCGGCCTTCTCGGCCTCAGTGGTCTCTGGTTTCGCGGCCTCGGGCTTGGCCGCGTCGTCGGGCTTGGCCGTGTCGTCGGGCTTGGCCGTGGGTTCGGTCTTGTCGTCGGCGGCTTGCCCCGACAGATCCATCGGGATCGGCGCAACCGAGCCATCGTCGACGCCGTTGATCCGCTTCACCCACGACGAGAAGTCAGTGACCTCCGAGTCGCGGAGGGGCGGGTAGGGCTTCACCTTCATGTGGTCGGGCCCCGTGGTCGCGATCCCGTACACCATCGGACGCTGCTTCGTCTTGGGGTCCGCCGTCACCGAGCGACGGCGGTACGTGATCCCCACGACGTTGACGGCAGCCATGAGGACGTTGGGGAGCGCCTTCATCGGCATCTGGGGCCCGATCCACCGGGACTTCTCATCGCCTTCGCCGATCTCTTTGTCGGCGAGGAGGGCCAAGAACAGCACGTGCCGCGGGACGTCGCGGAACGCGCGCACGAGCTTCGCCGTGCGGTCGGCGAGCACGTTCCAGTAGCGCTCGCTGTCGACGGGCAACCCGTCCTTGCCGGTCTTCTGGGGCGACTGCTCGCGGATCTCCTTGGAGACCATGTCGGCGATGTCCGTGATGGAGTCGAGCACGATGGTGTCCGGCCACGCGTCGAGCTCGAGCACCTTGGTGCCGTCGTTGTCGAGCACCACGAACGGCTTGGCCTGGTCCCCATGCAACGCCTTGAGCACGTGGCGGTAGTCGTCGAGGGTTTCCATCACGAGGGTGCTGGGACGTGGCCGCCCCATCCGCTTCGCCGCGTCGCGCACGTTGGCGACCGCCTGGCGCTCCGAGAGGAGGATGAGCGGGTTTGGCGCCGAGACCCCGAAGTTGGTCTTGCCCGATCCGGGTTCGCCGTAGATCAATGCCTTGAGCCACACGGCGCTATTGTCTTCAAAATTCACAGGCTTCATGTCGTCCGATCGTTCCGCCGGACAAGGCCGGCTTGGTAGGTAGGTTGTTGCGCCCGGCACGGCGGGCTTGTGGTCAGTCCGGGATGTCGTTGGGGTCGTTGTTGTGGTCGGTTCCGGTTCCATCCTCCTTGTCGTCTCCGTCGTCTCCGTCATCATCGTCCTCGGGGTCGGGTGGGTTGTCGATCGTCGACGTCGACGCGGTGAACAGCCCGAGCTGCGGCGACGTGAGGGCCGCGATGCGATCGCGGATCCGGGTCTCGCACAGCTTCACCTGGTCGCGGCACGAGGACATGAGCTCCTTGCGCTCGACCCGAGACTCCTCGAGATCTTGCCAGCGCTCCTCCACGACCGTCAGCTTGACGAGCTGCTGGGACTCGCTGTTGTGGCCGACCTCCATCGCCTCCTTGAGCGCGGCGAGCTTGGCCTGGACGTTCTCGTTGCACCGCTTGCGTTCCTTGGCGGCGTACTCGCGGGTGGTTGACCACTTCGTGAAGTCGTCCATGAGGGCGCGGGCGCTCTCTATCGCGTCCTGGTCACCTGTCGCCACAGCTTCCGCCACAGCCTCGAGCGCTCGTGCTTTGATCCCCATGGTTCGGTCGGTCCTTTCGTCGGTGGTCGGTTGTATCAGGTGGTGGTGACAGTCGCGATGGCCTCCTCGGCCTCGCGGACTTCCGGGTGTGCGTGATCGAGAACGCGGAATGATGCCCTGGTCTCGGGGGTGTCGTCCAGGCACACGGTGCGATACGAGCACGCCATGGACCAGGGCATGTTGCAGTTGCCCGGATTGCGAGTTCGGGTTGCCGGGTTGTTGTCGGCCAGTCGAATCCGGGCCGCGTCAACCATGGTGTCGTTGCGCCACCGGTCGATCTCGGCTCTGGTTTTCTGGTATTCGTGCCGACCGAAGTACGGGTTGACGCGCGCGGCGAGCCCCCGCATGACCTCGAGTTGCTTCTCGGTCACTGGGATTTTCCGTGCATGCTGCTGCTCGTCGAGCGCCGCCATGTAGATCTCGGCCGTGGTGTCGATCGCCGCCACCGACACCGAGCCGTCCTTGTTGACCTTCGGCGTCGACGGCCGCTTCTTGCGGACCGCGTTGTAGGCGATCCGCCCGAGGATGGCGTTGGACGGAACCGGGGTGCCGTCCAGGAACCGCAGCAACCCGGCCGCGCGCTCCTCGATAAGGGAGTACACGTAGCCGGACGTCTGGGGGTCCATCTCGGCCCGCTTGCCGATGTCGTCCGGCATGTTGCTCACCGTCTTGTGCTCGTGCAGCTCGAGGGCGTTGTACGTCGGATCGTAGAACACCGCGTCGCGCACGCCACGGAACTCGACCCGGGTCTTGCGCCCGATCGCGTCGCGCACCCGAACCGCGAACGGGCGCTCGGCCTCCACCAGGATGAGCGACACCAGGTCGCGCCGCGAGAGCTCGAAGTAGTTCGCGAGCATGAACTTGATCATCGCCCCGGCGTCGTCGGCGAACGCCTGCAATCCCGCGTAGTCCGCATTGGGATCGTGTTCCACGACCTCCTGGATCCAGGCGAACACCCGGGCGTCTACGTCGGCCGTCGACGCGGCATGCTGGCGAGCCAGCCTCTGGTCCGCCGTGAGCCCGTCAACCCCTTTCCACCCAGCAAGGAGCCCAGCGCTCATCCCGCGGTGGAAGATGTCGCCGATGGCGAGGGCCTTGCCGGTAACCTTGGGGCGCAACCGCTGCCGGTAGGCGAAGTCATGCTTCTGGGGGCAGTCGCGGAAGGTCTGCACCTCGGACGTGGTGACCACGGTCAAGGCGGACGAGCGCCGCGTTTTGCGTGCTGGCTTGGCGTCTGCGGCCTCCGGCGGGATCTCGGCGGTCGACACAGGGGGCTGTTGGTCTGATGGCTGCTCGGTCACGACGTGCTCCAGAGAACGTAGATGCTGAATGGCGGGAGGATGGCCCGTACGGCCATCGGGATCTTCTCGTACTTCGTGGCGGCTTCCACGAGCTGCTCGGGGGTGAACGCGATCGCCGTGAGCCGGGTCAACTCGAAATGGTCGCTCTCGTCGAACTCGTGGAGCTCGACACCGACATACGCCGACGGGACATCGGATGCGCCGTGGTAGTTCTTCTCCCACCCGTGCTCGTCGCTATCGTCCTCCAGGACCGTGGCACCCGAACCGGCGTGCTGTCCGCACCGAAAGGCAACCCCAGCAGCTGGTGAACTTCGCCGAGCCACTGGGCGCCGTCGACACTCGAGTCGAACGAGCCATCGTTGTAGGACCAGACCGTCTTGGCGACTCCGGTCTTGCGCCGTGGGGTGTATGTGATGCTCATTGATTTCTCGTCGATTGGGCAGTTGATGTCATCTATCCAGCTCATCAGATCGCGAAGACCGCCGACACCTTCGACGTGTCGCCCGACTCGACATCCTCGGAGTGGAGGAACACGACGTCGTCCGACTCATCCTTGAGGATGGCGTCCGGCTCGCACCCGATCGCAACCGTGTACAGGTGGCCACCGCGGCCCTTGATGCGCTTGATCTGCGCAGCCTGGGCCTCGTAGTCGCCGGACTGGCCGTCGGTCACGAGGATCACATCCGCACGCTTCCACGGGCCCTCGTTGCGCTCCATGACGTTCGCGCACTCGGTCAGGGCCGCGCCGATGGACGTCCCGCCACCGGTGAAGTACGTCACCGCGTCGGCGATGGCCTTGAGGTCGATCTTGCGGGCGTCCGGGAACGCGTCAACGCGCGTCACGCGGCCGTCGAAGTGGACCAAGTACACCGCCCGGTTCTGCCGCGCTGCGATCTCGAGAAGCCCGAACATGACCGCCTTGGCCCACTCGTCGGGGGCGCCCGACATCGAGCCGGACTCGTCGACGGCCAGGATGATCGGGCCCTCGGACTTCTTCTCCTTGCCGCGCATGTCGTACTGGAGGGCCGCGCGCTCACCGAGCTTGCGGAACAATAGCGCCTCGGTGGTGTCGTCGGCCAGCATGCCGATCTCGACGGGAAGGAGCCGGGTGACGTTGTCGCCCTGCGTGACGTCGCAGATCTCCTCCTGCCCGATCTTGGCCTTGGTCCGCTGCTTGTACACCGCGGCGGCCTTCATGCGGCCTGCCAGCGCGGCGACCCGGCGCAGCTTCGTGTTCTTGAGGAGCTCGTTTCGCAGCTGCGCCGGGGGGACTGACGTGCGCGACGCGAGCCCCGTGCCCTCACCGCCGCACATACCGGCCATGGCCGAGTCCATCTCGTCGATGGCCTTCTGGGCCGCCATCGCGCCACCGCGCATGGCGGACCGGATGCTCGCTTGCTTGATGGCGAGGTGCTTGGTCGCCGCACCGACGGCCTGCATGGCCGACTGGTGGGCCTTCTGGAGCGACGCCATCTTGCGCAAGTGCTGGGGCGTGGTCTTGCCGGCCTCCATCAAGGACTTCACGAGCTCGAGCTCGTCGGCGATCTTCTGGGGGTCCTCGGCCGGGGGCGTGACCTGCTCTGCCACGACCTTGAGGGCTTCGCCGGCCGCAATCCCGCACGCCCAGGCGTCGCGTTGCGCGCGCTGCTGGAGGGCGCGCCATTCCGGGAGCGACTCGGCGGTCTCGTGGAGCTTCTCGACCCACTCAGAACCATCCGGGCGCTCCTCGTGCTTCAGATCCTTGTGCGCCACCGAGCCGTAGAGCTTACTGAAGACCTCGCGGGCGAATCCCGCCCACGCAGCGCCGGGGTGGCGCGCCAGGGCTTCGCCGAACGAGCCGCCCTCTTTGGCTTCACCGGCCGCCACGTAGCGATCCCACTTCGGCACGGGAATGGTTGCGTCGGCTCCGTTCTTGAGTTCACCGACCACGTCAGGCTTGGGAGCGGCGGTAGGCTTGGATTGCGCGGGGGTCATGTTGGGGTCCTTTCGTGCCGGGTGCACCCGGCACGGATGGTAATACCATCATCGTGCGTACGACGTCAACCCGTTGTGTGTACGTATTTGGGTGGAGCGGACGGGGATCGAACCCGCCGAGCCGGTTCATCACGCTGCACTTTGGAGGGTGGTAAGCGCAGGGGTCACCGGCGAAGCCCAGCTGCTTCTCGCCCCACGGGCCACGGCTTGACCGTGGAGGAACGCGCGGGGATGTCGCGCGTCCGGTGGGTGGGCTAGAGGCCGAGGGCCTTGGCGGCCTGCTCGCGCAGGTTCTTGTACTTGCGGTCGAGCTCGGCGCCGATGGCGTCGATCTTCGCCTTGATGGTGGGCTTGCCGGCCTTGCCCAGCTGGCCGATCTTCTCCTGGGCCTTCTTCATCTCCCGGGTCACGCCCGTCACGCGCTGGGCGAACTCCGGGGTGTCGATCGCCGGCAGCTCCTGCATCAGCTGGGCGATCGCGTCGAACGCTTCCTGGGCCTCGGCGAGTTCCGCCGACGCGTAGCGCGCGACCTTCTGGGAGATCACCGACTGCTGGTCGGGGAGGTCCCACAGCACATGAGCCAGGATCGGGAACACGTCGGGGGTGACCTCGGTGGCGCCCTCGAGCCACGCGGTGGCGCGGAGGATCTTGGCGGCCTTGCGCCACCGACGATCGGACACCACACACCCCGCACCGTTGAGCTCCGCGCGGAGCTTGAACAACTCCTCGATGGTGGAGGTCGGGATGGTGACGCTCGCGGCCTCGGCCTGCGCCGCGGCGAGCTCGGCGAGGTCCAGGGTGGTCGTGATCGTGGGCTCGTCGCCGACCAGCAGCCGCTCGAACGAGTCCTGGGTGCGGGTGTAACCGGTCCAGAACCGGAGCAAGAACCGGTCGAACAGCGCGGCGAGCTCCGGTCCTTCGGGTAGCTCGTTGGACGCCCCCACCAGGGTCTCGAGTGGCGTCGACGTCCGCGCGCCGTCGTTGTCGAACGCGCGCTCGTTGAGGATGGTGAGCAGCGAGTTGAGGATGGCCGAGTTCGCCTTGAAGATCTCATCCAAGAACCCGACGTGGGCCTCGGGCAGCTTGGCGGTGGTCACGCGGCGGAACTTGTCCTCCTTCATCCCGGACAGCGACACCGCGCCGAACACCTCTTCGGGGACGGAAAACCGGGTGAGCAGCCGCTCGAAGTACTCGCCACCTTGGATGGCCTTGCACACGGTCTGCGCCAGCGCGGACTTGCCGGTTCCGGCCGGGCCGAGGAGGAGGACGTGTTCACGGGCCACGAGGGCGATCATCAGGCCGCGGATCTCCCGCTCGCGCTCGGCGAACGTGGCGTTCAGCTCGCTCTCGATGTCGTGGAGCTTCTGGCATGCGGTGGCGGCAACCGGATCCACCAGCCTGACGGAGGCGGTGGCATCGGGGCGGGACTTCGGAGCGAGGGCAGCTGCGGCAGTGGGCTTGGTCATGGTCGGTCGGTCCTTGGTATCTGGTCGGTTAGAATGTGCGTGCGTTGGATGTACGTTGTAGACCGGGCGATAGTTTCTGGTCAAGCCCGGGTTCGGGGTTTTTTAGGCCGCGGCAGCCGCGTCCTCGGAGCCGAGGACCGAGTCGCGGAACGAGTTCCGTGCGTCGGTGATCACGCGGCGCAGCTCGGTGACCTGGTCGCCGAGGATGTCGGCGTACAAGCCGGCCTGACCGTCGAGGTCGTGGAACCGCTTGATGCGGGCGTTGATGGACCGAGCCGTGAGCTCGTCGCCCTTCGACGACGCGAACGCCTTGCATTCCTCCACCAGCGTGGAGACCTTGTCGAGGAACGCCGCGCGCGCATCGCGCCGGGACTGTACCAGGTTCGCATCGTTGGTGGCGATGGACCAGGTCGAGATGTCCACCCCGGCATGGTCGGCCATGAACTGCTTGAGCTCGCCGAGCTGGGCGAGGTTGGCCGCCGGCACGAAGTACACGCCCGGTCGGAGCGACAACCCGCCGAGGATCTGCACCGCCTTCATGAGCGCCTCGGAGCACTCTTGGGTGCGGATGTTGCCGAGCATGTCGTTGTACTCCGAGACCATGTCGGCGATCACCGCGTCGCGGGCGTCGTCTTGGTCCACGTCCGACGCGGTGACGATCTGCGGCGACGGTGCGTGCTGGCTGCGATCGACCATGACGCGGGCCTCTTCCAGGTACCGGACGCGCGCGTCTTCACCGGGGATGGCGACGTCGCGGCGCATGAGCACCGCGTAGACCGCGTGGCTGTTCTTCTCCTTCAGCTGGATCCGCGCGGGCTGGACGTCCTTGCCTTGACGGCGGGACGCCACACCGGCCGCCATGTTGAGGCACGCCTCGGCCTTGGGGTCTTTCCCGACGGCCTCCCCGAGGCCCATGCGCTCGAACTCGGAGCGAAACGTAGAGCGCGGGATCCTCACGTCGTTGATGCCACTCCAGTACACGAGCGCGCCGAGCGGGCGCGTTCCGGTGGCGAGGTGGGACTTGAGGTCGGCGAGGTTGTTGATGCTGGGGGTCATGGTCGGTCCTTTCAGTACGTGATGTCGGGGGCGGTGTTGCGGATGGGGCCGATCGCCGGGTTGCGGAGGTGCATCACGGCGAACGGCGCGGCCGTGTCGCGGTAGTAGATGAACCGGTTGTACTCGCCGGATGCGAACATGGCGCGCACGTCGGCCTCGCGCTCTTCCTCGGTTGCGTAGCCGCGGGTGTTGCTGGTGATCCGGATCATCGGCGACCGTCCATCTCGCGCTCCCACGCCGCCTCGTCGATGCCATCTTCGCCGTCGATGCGGAACCTCGGCTTGCGGGTGCCACGGGCCTTGAGCGCCAGGCTCGGACCGGTCCGCTTCGCGCCGCACTTCGTACACGTGCCGTCGTCGTTGATGTTGTGTTGTCCAGGGTTACACATGGTCGATCCTCTTCCCGTAGCGCTCGGACGCCATGCAGCCCTCGCAGCACGATGCGACGTGGCGCCCGAGACTGCACCGGACATCGCCGTTGCACTCAGCGGCGAATTCCTTGAGCTCCGAATCCGTGAACGCGCGCTTGCACACCGTGCAGGCCGGCTTGATGCCAGCGGTGGCATGCACGAACGGGCAAGCCATGGGGGCGAGCACGGTGGCAGGCGCAACCGAGCGGGGGGCGGCAACGATGATCCGGCGTCGGGGCCGGCCGTTTGCGTTCGTGTCCATGCATCGTGTGTACAACGTACATCCGTCCCCAACAAGCCGTTCTTGAAACTATTCCACAACCCCCCTTGCCGCCAGCGATTCGGGATCCTGCCGATCCCCGGACATGGCATGCCCCTTTGTCACCGCCCATGGGGTCCGTGGGACGTTGACCCGGATGGCTTATCCATCACCCGGTTATGGATCCCATGATCACCGGTGGGAACCGGCCGGCGGGAGGCCCCGCCGGGCTGCACCGCGATTCAGCCCGCCGTAGGGGTTGGACATCCCGCGATGGGATGCCCCGAGGTCGGCGTACGACAAGCCGACGAGCTGTAGCGCGTATGTCGCCCCGATGCACGAGTCCAGGGGCATGCCAGCCCCCCTCGCCAAGAAATGACCACGTGGAGGCGCCGGTCAACCAGACCGGAACGGGTGACGCTGGGGACGTCGACTGATGCCTCGGCTCGATGCACGTCGCCATCGGATGACTCCGAGGGCGGACGGGCCGCTATGAACAGGCATGCGCTCATTGGCGGGAGCATCGCGAGCGTAAGTGTCTGTTATGCCTTGTGTCAATGGCGCACGTGTCCATCGCGCACAACGGTCGCCATTGTCACACCTCGCCAAAAAGCCGAACGCCACATCGGGATTGATGCGGCGTTCGGTTGTCGGCGATCGGCTCCCGCCAAGAAGGCGACCTGACACTCCGACTGTGCACACGACGGGCGAACAAGTCAACCCCGGAAACCAACAAGCCCCACCGGAGAATCCGATGGGGCTCGAGGGCCGTGGCTGCCGACCGACCAGGGTTTACAGCCGCGACATGGCAACCATGCCTGTGCTCCCTGCCGACGTCAAGCAAGTCAGTATCGAATCCCGATCCGGGACGCGTCCCACGCCTCGGGGATGGGGGAGCCATCGCCGAGGCGGAACCCGGGGCCCCCGTCGGTGAGGCCGAGCTCGGCCATCAACGGGATGGCGACTCCTTTCCAGATCGCCGAGCCCGGGTCGTTCTTGCGATCGGAGCTCGACTGGCGGTGAGCCACCAGCGCATGGAGTCGGCCGCCGTGGTGGGCGATCTCGGAGCCGATCCACCGGATCGCATCGGCGAGCGCGGCGAGCTGCTCGGTGGTCGGCACCATCTCGACCTCGCGGATCGGCGTCGTGGGATCGTCCCACACGGTCTTCGGATCGCCCTCGACACCGGCGAACAGCCCATCGACTTCGATCGAGATGGTCTGCGCGTTCCACCCGTTGGCCGCCGCAACGACGGTGTCCAGCGAGTGCAGCCACAAGATCTTGCCCGACCGGGTGATCCCGAGGTGCGCGCCGACCGTGTCCCACCGCTCCACGCGCTCGCCGAGCACGCATGCGGTCTGGTGCAGGCAAACCCCGGTGGTCTTCTCCCACGGTCGGCCGTAGACCTTCCATTCGGCCTTCGGGCCGTGCGCCTGCGCGGCGAAGTCGCGGCGATCGACGAGCCCCGCCGGCATGTCGGAGATCGTCGCGATCGGCCGCGTCACCCTCGTGGACAGGAGCGGCTTGGTCTCCTGGTACTCCACCGTTGCCGCGGGCTGACCCGGGATCGACAACAGCCCCGGTGAGGTCTTGGGCTGGAGGAACGAGAGCAGCTCGAGGATCCACCGGAACCTCGAGATGAAGTTGTCGTCCTTCGTCGACGGGGTGAGCGCCACGAAGGTCGACACCAGCCCCCAGAGCGCGATCAGCAGGGCGGTAATGTTCGGCAGAGTGATTGACATGCCGGGAAGACTACTACAGTCGGAAGCCCACAACACGGCATTTGAGCTGCGCTCCAGCATTCGTGACCTGTGTCAACAGTCCATTCGGCAGCGCGATAACTACCCCCGACGCGTCGCGCGTCTCGATCTTGAAGTCGAGTGTTCCGAAGCCCGACACCAGAGCACCAGATGCCAGGACCACACACAACTCCTGATACGACTCCTGGATCAAGGGGTTGAGTAGGACATTGCCATACGTGCGCGCGTCCGCCGCGACGGCTGCCCCTGCTGGCGTCGGCGTGACGAGCAAGAGGCCGTTCACACCACCGGCGGTCTGGGATGGCGTCTTGGTCTTCATGCCGAACTGCACGACCGCCTGGTTGACCAGGTTGATCGGCAGGAGCTGAGCGGTCGTGACCGTCGCGACCTGCACGGCGCCGAGCGTCGACGGATCGACGACGTGCGTGGCCTGTGGGCTCTCGAGCCGGACGTCGCCGGACGCGGAGATCACGATCGGTTCCCAGCTGGTGCCGCTCGTGGCGCGGAGCAACACCCCGACGCAGACCGCCGCGCCGATCGCGATGCTTGAACCGCCGAACGGCGCGACGCACCCGAGCGCGATGCTGTTGCGCCCGTCGTGCCGCGGCGCAGACGCGGAGATCAGCACCACGCAGTTGGACACGATCGGCTCATCGGGGTCGGCCCGAGCCGCCTGGAGCGCGTTGCCGCACTGACCCCCGATCGGCGACGGCGCCAGGTACACGTAGTGCCAGACCCCCAGGGTCGGCGAAGCGCCGCCGGCCACCAAGGCATTGAGGCTCGTCTCGGCGTCGACGGTGTGCGCATGGAGCATCACGCCGTCGACGATCGCGGTGAAGTCGAACTCGCCGAAGTTGGAGCTCACCGTCGACAACCGACGGGAGAGAACCCGGGCGACCCCATGGCCGCCCCCGTCCTCTTCGTTCTCCGTCCGATCGAAAGCGACCTGGCTCGATGCACGCAGGTCGACCACGAGCCCCGTGACGGGAAGCGTGGTTCCGGTGGTCGGGATCACGAAGCCGTAGAGCGGCACCCACCCGGCAGTCGGCGACGGGATCGCCGAGCCGGTCCCGGTGATGATCTGGAACACCAGGCGCTTGAGCTTGCGCTTGAGCACGGTCTGGGGCGCGTAGGTCCGGGTCACCGGGACGGTCAAGATGTCGCGGGTCTCGCTGATGTCGACGTTCTCGATCCGGCACTGCAACAGGTGCCACAGGTTGTCAGCCGCCGGCAACGCCACGGCCGCCGGCGCCAGGTTGAGCCCGAGCCGATATGTCGAGTCGTCGACGCCCGGAGCTTCGAGGCCGAAATCGGCGCCCACGACCCCGGCGTTGATCGTGAGCTGGCGAGGACCGGCCGTGATCGATCCGATGTCCAACCCCCACACGCGAGTCCGCGAGGCCATCTTGAACAAGTCGAAGTCGTTCGCCCCGATGCCCTGGCTCCCGAGGAACGTCGGCGAGCCGAACAGAGACCGCATGGCCTCGGCGATCGAGCGGCCGAACAGGGTGTCTCGGAGCTGCTCGTCGTCTGCGAGCGCGCGCTCGAGGGGATTGGTGAACGTGGCATCGAAGGATGTGGTCATGGTCGGGGGTCTTTCATGGCACGGGCGGCTCGATCGCGACGGCCCACGGGGTGCCGGCGCCCTTCGAGCCGATGATCGTGGTGGTCAACGCGGAGAGGACGGCCGTCAGGCCCGGCTCGGGTGGCAGGAGCAGCCCGTTGATCACGACGATGAACCCGATCGCGCCGGGCCCCGCGCCGAGGCCGGCCACATAGAACGTGCGCTCACGGTACGCGAACGGATCCGAGTACGCGGAGTCCACCGTATGGCTGCCGTCGTCGAAGAAGAACCCGACGTCCTGCTCGAAGACCTCGATGAACTGGAACGGGATCCCGAGGGGCTCGAGCACAACCTGGATCGCCCGGATCAGCGCGTTCGGCGTGATCGCCTCGGGCAGCACGGCCACCCGGCCGCGGAAGTCCTCGTCGTCTTCACCGACGGCTCGCCCGATCTCGGTGCGCTCGTGCGCGAGCATGTCGAGCTCACCGCTCCGGCCGCCGGTGGTGCCGTCGACGAACACGATCCGCGTGTCGAGGGCCGTCTGGAAGTCGACCACCTCGCCGGTGCCAGCGCCCTGCGATACGAGGGCGTCGGCCGTGTGATCGACGTGGGCCTCCGTCGGCGAGCTCACGAACAGCCGCCGCGCGTAGGCGCCCCGGTTGGGGCCGCTGGTGAACCGCCACAGCATCCCGTTCATCGTCGGCAGGAGCTGATCGCCGTTCGTGATGTCGACGGTGAGCAAGTCGTCGGCGCTGTCGAAGCTCTCGACGGCGAACGTCCCACCGCGCTTGTCGGCGAACTTACCCTCGGTCCCCGGCGGTACGTTGCCCTGGAACCCGGGCCGCGCACACCGGACGTTGACCATGGTGGGGCCTTCGGTCCCCGAGGGGATGGTGATGTCACCGACCACCTCGAACACCGGGGCGTCTTCGTCCTCGCCGTTGACCCCGAAGAACTGCGCGACGATCTGATCGCCGTCGTCGAGCGGCAACGGGCCACCGACGACGATCCCGCGGTAGATCGCCACCTGGCCGGTCGCGACCTTCGCCCCCGAGGCCGGGGGGGCGAGCTGAGAGCTGTGGGGCTTCAGGTAGAGGGCTTGCGTGCTCGTGAGGACGGCCTCGGAGGCCCGCGCCAGGACCGCGGCGAGCGCGGCGATCGGGTCGAGCCCGCGTCCGTCGTTCTCGTTCTCGAGCGGCTCGGTGTAGCCGGGATCCATGTCTCGGCGCCAGACCGCGAGCAAGTCGTCCTTGGTGAGGCCGGCGCTCATGAGTTGGTCACCAGGTCCGAGGCGGTCCGAAGGACTTGGCCGCTCCCAGGGAGCGGGATGATGTCGCCGGCCGGTACCGTGACGCCATCGTCTGGAACCACGACGCCATCCACCGAGCGCGCGATCTCGAACAGCATCGAGCGCCGAAGGGGCTCTTGCGGAGCCAGCTGGTTCACCCGCGCCACCGTGGTCTGGCGGACCTGATCGAACGCGATGATCGTGTCGACCCCGGTCTCGAACGCGAGGTGGTACGTGATGGTCTGGAACACCGGAGCCCCACCGACCACGATCGTGGGGATCCCGCCACCCCGGTACTCGCGCAATGCCGTCGACACCTCGGCGACGAGCGCGTTGTTGGCTTGCCCGTTCGCGTCGGCGACATACAGGAAGACCCGGCCGGTCAGCACCCCGAGGTTGTTGAGCTCCTCGATCGCCGTGGCTTGCCGGATCCCCGGCACGGTCTTGGCGCCGAACTCGATCGCGGGAAGCGTCCCTTTCGCGAGGGACAGTAGGTACGCCCGCGCGCGCGCTCGGTAGGCCGTGTCGGTCTCGGTGGTGTCGCCACCGGCAGCGGGTTCGGCGTTCGTGATCGTCAGGGTGTTGTCGAGGGGCTGCGTGACGAACCGCGTGATCGTGTTCGCGCCGACGTTGCCGGCCGTTCCGGCGTTCGCGGCCTTGGCCAAGACGGTCACCGGGCCGACCGAGCCACCCGAGAACACCGCATCGGCCTGCGTGTCGAACTGGACGCCCCCCGGCGTGGTGATCCGCGACCCCGAGCCGTACGTGAACCCACCGAACAGCCCCGAGGGCCGGGCGAGGGTGATGGTCACCCGAGACGCGGCGGCTTTCTTCCGCGGGACCTTCTCCCCATAGCGGTCGAACACCCACCGATCGAGCGCGTCTCCCTGCGCTCCGTCGAGCGTCAAGTCCTTCGTCGAGCGACCGAGCTGGCGCATCACTTCCTCGGCCATCGCCGACCCACCGGCCCCGATCAGGTTGATGTCGGAACCAGGCGTGAAGATCTCGCTGGCCGTGATCTGCTGCCCCGTGGACCGCGCGCGAGCGCGCGTCAAGAGCTCGTCGGCGTAGACGTTGAAGAGGTCGGTGCGCGACGGAAGATCAGGCATGGATGGTCACTCCGCGGTGAAGTCTAACGCTCCTTCGAGCTCAAAGGAACCGTTGTCGTCTTGGACGCGGAGCTTGAGGTTGACCACCCCGGGCCGCAGCTCCGTCACCGACGCGCGCGCGGCGACCACCCCCGGCTCTTGTTTGACCTGGAGCTCGACGTCGAGCTTGAGGCGCCGGAGCGTCGTGGGGGTGAAGAGGTGCTTGGTAGGTGGCTGGAGGCCGTAGCCCGGGAGGTGGAAGAACGCAGACTTCATCGTCGCCAGCCGGCGGAAGATGCGCTTGCGCAGGTAGCCGCGTCCGTGGTCGTTGGCGAGGTCGCCGGAGTCGGTCACCGCGAACGTCCCGAGCGCTTCGCCTGGTGCGGTGTCGCGCTCGGTCTGGGGGTTCGCCAGGTCGACGCGGGGGAACGTCGGTTGCGCCTGGGTGACCGCGTTGACCTCGGCACCGAACGCGATCAGCGAGAGCGTGATGGCTTCCTCGCCGAGGCTCGCGTCGAACTGGAAGACGTTCTCGTCGGTGGCGCGCAAGATCCGCAGCGTGCTTGGGAGCACGAACCGGATCAAGTGACCGGCGACCGCCGTGATCGTCGTCTCCATCTCCAGGGTCGTCTCCCCTTCCACGAAGTAGTACTGGATCGCTGGCGAGGCCGGGTTGTCGTTGACGATGATCACCCCGTCGGTTCCGGGCTTGGGGGGCGGATCGCCGAACGGTCCCCACACGATGAGCTCCAAGGTCGCCGCTTCACCCGCCGAGCCCGGACGCAGCACCTCGGCCACGAAATCCAACCCACCGGCCCCCGGCCCCGTCACGCGGAACGCGTCGGCCCCAGCCCGCGCGCCGTTGTAGATCGGCGTCGGGACGACCCCGCTGAGCACGATGTTCTCGACGTGGATCGTCACCAAGGAGCCAGGCGGCAAGGTGCCGTCGAAGAACAAGACGACCTCAGAGGCGGTTGTCCCGGGTTGGACGTACTGGATCGCCGGGAGTCCCGGAGATCCCCCCACGGTGTAGTTGGCAGGATTGAGCGCGTCGGTGCGGCCCTTCGGGTTGAACTGGACGACGTCCGCGGGCGTTTCGTCCGGATCGAACAGCGCGAACGTGACCTTCACCGAGTTCAAGGTCAGCTGGTCGATGCTCTTGATCCCGAAGTCGAGGAAGTCGAACCCGAAGGGGCCGACCAGCCCGAACGCGGGCGAGCTCGCACCGAGGCACCCGACCGACACCGAGCACGGCAGCAACGTGGTTGGCGCACCGAACCCAGCGAACACCCCAGCCGTCAAGACCCCGGCTTGGATGAACCACCCGATATCCAGGCGCTGCCCCGCGATGAACGTGAGCGGGATCGTGATCGACGGCCCGGCCGGCCTGCCTGCCAGGAGCTGGACGGCCCCCGGTCCGGTGGCTTGCAGCTTGATCACGAGCAGCTCGGCCGGCGTCCCGGTGTCGAACGCGGCCAGCACGAACTCGTTCGGCACCACGACGTCTGTGGAAGCGAAGTCCGGCGTGAACGAGAACCGGATTGACCGAGGACCGCCGAACGCCGCGAGGAGGTCGGCCGTGAGCTGGCCGGCAACGAACGACTCGGCCGCCCGTACGCCCGTCACGAGGATCGGTTGCGACGGGAACCGGGCGTCTGACGCGAGGCCGACTCCTGCTTCCACGCAGGCGCCCCACACCAGCATCGGCGGATCATCGCTCTGAAAGAACGCAGTCTTGTCGCCAGCCGGGCTGAGCGAGATCGCCTTTCGGCTGGCGCGCGTCCACAGGACGGTGTCGATCGTGAAGTCGTCGCCGGTCGCCGGGTTGCCGTTGACGATGCTGATGGTCCCTAGCGCGGTGGTCAGGCTGAGGACGTTGTAGATCTTCGCGTACACGGACCACGTGACCCGGACGGCGATCGAGCCGGTCGAGAAGATCTCACCGATCGAATCGCCCCCCGGATCCATCCCGCCGATCGTGTCCGTCTCCCCGGTCGGGACCTCCGCTACCACCTCCTGGTTGGCAGGGATGTGGAGAGGCGCCGGGATGAAGTTTTGCCGGGCCCCTTCCATCCATATCCACTGCTGAGCGGATGCGCCACGCAGGAGCACACGCCTGATATTGGGCCCGGCTTCGACCACGATCCCATCGTCGCGGGTGTACCAGGCAGCAGTCGACCGGGTGAACACCCCGTCGCTCCGGTAGTCGAACGGGTAGACGTTCATCTCTCAGACCCCTTTGATGGTCGTGGACAGGTATTTCTGGCGAGCCAGCTTGAACTTGTTGATGGAGGTTTGCAACGCGGTTGTCGCGGCCGTGAAGCTGGAGACCACCATCACGCCACCCGGGCCCGGCGGAATCACCGCGTTCGCCGCGAACAACCCGAGGGCGTCGGCGAGGTCGCCGAGGGCGTCGGCGAGGTCGTCGCCGCGCGTGTACGGCTGATCGGCGTCCTTGGCGCCGAGAACCATCTGGCCGGTCAGCCGGACCGCGGCGTACTCGGCGTCGAGATCGTCATCGGGGAACGCGAAGATGTGCGTGTGCGCCGCGAATTCCTCGTTGATGGCCGTGCCGTTGACCTCGCTGGGGGCCTTGCAATCGCTGTCGTTGAGTTGGCCCAGGATGACGCAGTCGTCATTGGTGTCACCCCCGGGGATCCCGACGAACACGAGGCACCCTTGGCTCGGCGGGTTGTACTGGCCCTTGCCGTTCGCTGCGCCGTGGCTGGCGACCCGGCACAAGATCGGACCGTCGCCATCGAGGGGACCACCCACGATGGTTACGTCGACGAGCCAGCCGAGCTCGGGATCCCACACCGTGGCGTCCGGGTCTTCGTCGACGCGCGCGAGTGCCACCCAGGTGCGGGTGTCGATGCCTGGCATCTTGAGCCCGGCCGCGACGCGTGACATGTCGACCCGCGATCGCGTGCGGTACCGTGTCCGTGGCTTGCCGTCCTTCATCAGTTCTCCGGGTTGAAGAACACGACCTGGCCATCGCGCTCGTCAACGAGTTTGTCGCCCTGCCAGTTGAACGGGCAGTCGGGGGTCGCGTAGACCGACTCGGCCGAGAACGTGGTGTCGAACGGGGTCTTGTACGTGTCCGGGAAGTGGCCGCCCTCGAACACGCCACCGGGCTTGATGACCTCGAGCCAGAACCGCCGCATGTCGTAGTCGTTGACCTTGGCCTTGACGTCGAACGGGATCTTGTTCGCGGCCACCCAGCCCTTGAACATGGCCTCGTCGAGCACGGTCAGGGTGGTGTTCCACTGGGTCTCCGACGGAACCGAGAACAGGCGGTTGTGGGCGAACGCGGCGCTATAGAATGCAGGGCCCTCCTCGGTGAACAACGGGGTCTGCAAGGCAGTGCGCGCATCGGTCGGAGGCCGGAGAGCCGTCGGATCTGTGGCCGGCGTTGGCGCGGGGCCGTCCTCGCGCACCGTGATGTAGTTGATGAACCCGCACCCGATCTTGATTCCTTCGGCGTTGTCGAAGTCGATGCGGAGGTCTTGGATCCGAAACACCGACTGGAAACCGTTGGCGTCTTGGAGCGCCGAGAACCGCGCCGCGACCTGCTCATCCCATCCGAGGGACGTCAAGTACTGCTTGCGCCGGGCGCGCGTGAACGCCTGGAGCTCGGACAAGGTCGAGATCGGGCCATCCTCGCTTGTCGCCGCGACGATCAAGACCTCAACCGGGTCGGCCGGGCGCGCGTCGAGCAAGTCGACCTCGAACGGATCGTGTCCGAACGTGGACACTTCGTACGTCGAGAACTGGCCCTCGATCTCCTGGCGCCCGATCTGCTCGAACGCGTTGCGCGCGATGCGCTCAAGCACCTTGGTATCGGTCACGCCCGAGACGGTCTTGGTTCGGATGGATTCGGTGGGGTGGGCGCCCGACGGCGTGATCTCGTTGGCGCGCAGAGGCGCGGGCGGGTTGGTGATGCCGAGGATCCCCGACGTCCGCTCGCCGCGGCGGACCGGGTACCTTGCCCACCGTGTGCGTCCGATCGACGGGTCGTAGCACCGAACTTCGATGGTCGGGACCTTCACCCCGGCGAGCCGCCGCGAGAACTCGAGGGAGTCGAGGTTCTTGCCGTACACCATGCGGAGGGCCGAGTTGGTGGAGTACAGCGTCCTGGCTTCGGACACCACGACCTCGAAGTCCTTGACGAGCGGGATCATGCCGACCGCGGCGCAGACGTCGGTGATGTGGTCCCAGAGCGTCATCTCCTCGTCGCCGCGCCGGCCGCGCCTGGCCACCTTGCCGCGACGCGGCCGGCGACGGTGCGGAGCTGCGCCGGACGGGACCGGCGGCCTGCCGTCGCCCGCGTAGCGGACCACGACCCCGGACGTCGTCGGGCTCACCGTGTCCAGGAGCTCCTGGATCCCTTCGTCGAGTGGGAGTGACAGGTCGATGCTGTCGCCGGGGTTGAGCTTAAGATCGCGAAAGGGGGCGGACATGTCCCGGCCTTCGAGGGTGATGACGTCGCCGTCTCCGCTGTACTTCACGGTCCACTCGTCGACAAACCCGACAATCCGCGTCGCGCCGTAGATGGAACCGTCGGCCTGGTCGCCGATCGTCGAGACCAAGGAGCCGTCACCGCGGACCTGCCCGAGCTCGAGGCCCTGGTACGCTTGCTCCGGCGGGATCACCCCTACCAGGAGCTCGACGCCACACGACCGGATCGAGCGTGGGTCGAACGGCGCATCGGTGTAGTTCATGGTGATCGAGAACGTGTTGGGCGCGTTGAGGCCGGCGCGCTCGATCGAGGCGTTGGTTGGGATGATCGACCCGATCACCGTGAGGTCGTCGGCCGCCCCGGCGATCGCGTCGGGGCGGATCCCGCCGGTCTTGAGCTTGACCCGGACGAGGGCGCTCGATCGGATCTGCTCGCGCTCGCGTAGGAGTGCCTGGCGCTTGGTGGCGAAGTCCTCGGCCGAGAGGTGGGGGCGCTGGTGCGCCAGGGCCCGGAGCTGCTGCTCGTTGCGCGTGAGGAGCTGGGCGACCTCCTGGCTCGACGCTGGCCGCGGTGGCTGGGGCGGTGGCCGCGACGCGGCCGGCGCATCCCGGGCCCCGCTGGCGCCTTGTGGCGGAAGCCGCTGCTCAAGGGCGGCGGTGTTCGCGTACTCCTCGGTTCGGATCACGAGCCGGACGCGGGCGCTCGGGTGGAATACGCTCATCGCGACACCACGCCCTGGCCGGACTGCCGCGGGATCACGATGCGGATTCCGGCGGGAGCGGTCGAGCCTACGAGGCCGTTCGCGTCGGCGATCACCGGCCACGAGTCCGCGTTCCCGTAGAACCGCGACGCCAGCGACCGGAGCGATGTGTTCTCCGTCAGGGTGATCACCGCGATCGCGCCGGGGACGACGCGCTCGGCGACCGCGCTCGAGGATCGCCGCGCCTCGGCTTGGACCTTGCGCGCTTGCGCGCTCGCGTCTCGCCGCCAGACCTCGGCCTCGAGAGCCTGGGCCACGTTATCGACGGGGAGGAGGTTGTAGTACGGGAGGTCGCTGATCTCCCCCGTGCGGAAGACCTCGGCGGCTTGGACCACCCGCTCGGCCAGGGTCTGCACGTTTTGGATGTCGGCGATCGTCGCGGTCGCCTTGGTCTGGAGATCGGCCAAGGATTCGGTGAACGCCGCGCCGGCCGCCCGGACCTCGGCGATCTTGGCCAGGAGCCCGGTGGCTTGGTCCGGCAAGATCGTCTGCGGCATCTCGGACGAGACCAGGTCGAGATCGTCGAGCACGCGGCGCATCGCGGAGGTGGTGTCGAGCGCGACGGCCGCTCGCCGCGCCGGCTCCTCGCCGTCCTGCGACCACACGAACGTGACCTTCCACTCGATGTCTTCGACGCGATCGTAGGTCGGGGTGAACCCGGAGACGATCCCGCGTCGGACCTCCGGCCCCCAGCGGACCTCCACCGTCTGCCCCGCGTCGTTGAGGCGTTGGAACACCTCGCTCAGATCCTCAGCTGTGATCCGGCCCCCATCGTTGGCGATGTCGCTGAAGCCGACGAGCTCGACGCTGTGCTCAGCAGCGAGATACCGGGTCTTCCACGTCCCGGTCGGCTCCCAGTCGCCGACGGTCGGACCGAGTACCTGGATCGTGGCGACGCGCGACCCGGCGTACTCGCGCTTGACGTGGCGTTGCGTGCGTGGAGAGGCGAGCTTCTGGTAGGGCAGGGCGCGGTTGAACAGCCGGACCTCGCGCTGGGGCCCCGTGAGCTCCGTGATGATGAATGCCTCGGCAGCCATGGTGACCTCACCGCGCGAGCGGATCTGCGAACCCCGACCGCGTCCGCGACACGGCCTCGCGTTCGAGCCCTTCGCGGAACTGGACCCAGACGTTATCGGGGTCGGCCTCGCGGAACTCTTGCTTGACCTCGATCTTCGAGCCGCGGAAGTCGTTCACCACCGACGGGCGCTGGCTCTGGAGCACGGCGTCTTCGGCGTTCTTTTGGACGCGCGCCACAAGCATGTCTGTCAGCTTGCCGGCGATGTCGCTGGCGCTCTTGAGCTTGTCCCCCATCTCGCCGAACAGCCCCTGGCCGTTGCGCGACCACGGGTCATCACCGGCGGCCTTCACGGCCTTGTCGGCCGTGGCCTTGGAGTCGTGGTCGAGGAATGGGATGTGGTCGAGGAGCGCGTCGATGGCTTCGCCGAGCCACGTGAACGCCGTAACGACCGCGTTCATGACCGGGATCAGCGCCTCGAAGATCGGCTGGAGCACCGTCTCGAACACCCACCGGATGATCTTCGCGGCGAGGCGCAGCGGCGGCAGGAGCACGTTATCCACGACCCACGCCATCACCCGGAAGCCCATGATGAGCTGCATGAGGAGCACGCCGCCGATGACCTCGAGCATGGGCTTCAGGGCGATCCACAGGTCCTTGAAGATGCTGTAGAGCTGGCTGCCGATCGACTTGAACGAGGCGATCAGCGGCTGGAGCATGTCCATCAAGGTGTCCTTGAACCGCATGAACCCGAGGACCAGGGCCGCGATCACCAGGGCGACCGCCGCGAACGGAGCGATCGCCGCGAACACCGTCCCGGCCAAGGCCGAGAAGCTGCCCCCCAGGGCCGACATCACGCCACCCGCGCCGAGCCCCTCGAAGATCACGCCGAGCATCGAGACCTTGGTGATGATCCAGGTGAACGCGCCGGCCAGCGATGACGCCATGGTCATCATCCCGCCCACGACCATCGGGGCCGCCTTGAAGACCCCGAACATGAGATTCAGCATCGGGCTTATCGTGTTCAGGGCGAACGAGGCCACCGAGATCGCCATCGCGATCTTGGCGCCCTCCGCGATGATCGGCTTGAGCCGCTCGAACCGCGCGTAGAGCTCGGCGATCTTCGCGCGGATCGAGTCGGCGTGCGTCGTGACGTACTGGAAGGCGTGCGCGGCCTTGGTGATGACGCGGTCGAAGATCACGCCGACCTTCTCGCCGAGTGCGCGCAGGTAGCCCTCGATGCGAACCCGGTTGGTGAGCAGGTAGGCGTTGATCTGCTCGAGGGTCTTCTTCAGGCGCTCGAACACCGCCGTTCCGAAGGCCCGCTTGAACGCGCTCATGATGTCGACGAACGTCGACGAGAGCCCCTTCCACGTGCGGCCGTACGCCTCCGCGGCCTGGCCGCCGATCTTGCCCATGACGTCCATGAGCTTCTTGGCGCGCTTGTCGGGTGCCAGCTGGTTCCATTGCTCGGTGGTCTCCTTGATGAGGCCCATCGACTGGAGCAACGAGAACGTCTTGACGTCGAGACCGGCGGTTCCACGGGCCATCGCGCTGATGTCGCGCGAGGCCTGGGCGAAGTCGACGCCGAGGGCCGCCGCGGCGACCGCTGCGTTGTTGGTGGTGTCGACGATCTGCTGGATCGTCAATCCGGCGTTCCGCAACGGGCCGTAGATCCCCTGGAAGACCTGCATCAGCTCTTGCGTCGTCGCGGTCGACTGGATGGCGACGCGCTCGAACACCTTGAACAAGACCTTCGCGTCGTTGGTAGCCTGCGTGAAGGACACCTTCTCGACAGCGGAATACACCGTGGCCAACGACGCGGTGAGCGCCTCGGTGTCGGCGCTCGCGCTCAAGATCTCACCCGCGAGCGACTTGACCCCGCGGACCATCGCGGAGATCCCGAAGTACGCCGCACCGAACGCCAACGCCTTGGAGACGAGCCCCCCGAAGTTGACGTTGATCTTCTCGACGGCGCCCTTCAGACCGTCGAGCTTCTTGACGATCCCGTCCAGGCCCTTGACGGCCTGTTGGGCGCCAAGCTCGAGCTTGGCGAGAACGTTGTAGCTCTCCGTCGCCATGGTATCAGCATACTCCGGTGTTGATCAGGAGTCCCGCTTCGAGTTCTCCTGTTGGATCAGGCGCCCCAAGGCCGAGCAGTAGTCGACGGCGTCGGCCGTCCCGATCTCGCACAGCGCCTCGGTCAGGGTCGCGCCCCCATATCGGGTCATGAACGCCACGCGGGCCCACGTATCATCACGAGCTCGGTCCAGGTCGCCGAGGTCGAGCAGCTCGATGACTGCGATGGACCAGCACAGAACGAGGAGCGGGGTTACTCCTCCGTCGTGATCCCGAGCGACTTTCCCAGGTCAGCCGCTCCCGCTCCGGTGCACTGGGTCAGGTAGCCGTTGACCACGATGGCGCGGCCACCGAACCCGAGGCACTCCCATACGAGATCGCGCTGGCGCGACTTCATGGGCGCACCGTTGAGGGTGCGGATCGCGAGCTTGGCCATCCCGTATCCCGCACTCGCCCCGTCGGACGCGGACTTCATGGCCTCGAACTCGGCCTGGGCGCTGAGTCCTTCCAGCCCGATCACCGGGTCCTCGTCGAAGGTGTCGGGCTCGCACACCGACAGCGGAACCTGCACGGTACCGGTCCGGCGGGTGATCTTCTTGGGCGCGCCACCGTCGCTCATCTTGGTGGAGAACTTGGCATCGAGCGCGGCGAGCGCGCCGATGGACGGGGCGGGTTTCGTGGCGGGGTCAGACATGGGCATGGCCTTTCGTTGGAGACACGTTCTCGGTCGGGGAGCCCCGACATGGCCGGCGTTACGCCGCGAGGATGGCGCCGTCGTCTGCGGCGTAATCGAACGTCACCGAGACGTAGTCGTCCCGGCTCGGGATCGAGATCGGGATCGAGCCGAACTTGGCGTTGGCGACCAGGATGCGGCGGCGCTTGCCGTCCGGGAAGGTCAGCGTGGAGACGATCTCGAACTGCTCTCCGGGCAGGCGGCGCTTGGTCGCCTCGTTGATGCGCTGCACGAGATCGAGGAACTCGGCTTCGCGGACGTGGAACTCGAGCTTGCCGGAGACGCCCTTGAAGATGTCGTCCTTTTGCTCGGTGGTTTGCCCGAGGTACCCCTCGGAGAGAATGTCGCGGTCGAACTGGATGTCGAACGACTTGACGTCGGCGACGGATTCCTCCGTACCGTTCGCGGACACGAACGAGACGGCGGTTTCCTGGCCCTTGAGGCGAGTAGGCATGGTGTGCTCCTGGGGTGGTGACGTGGGTCAGGGCCGCAGATCAGGCGACGGCCACCGTGATCTGACCCTCGCCGATCTGTGTGTCGACGAGGAAGGAATCGAGGGACGGGAGAAGCTGGACGGCGATCTTGCGGGACGAGATGCCGCGGACGGCGAGGTCCGGGTTCTGGTTCGTGGTGTTGGTGATGACGAAGTCCTTGATGCGCTGGCTGTCCGGCGCATCCTCGCTCCGATACCCGCGCAAGAACGAGTTGAGCCGCGCGTCGATGGACGCTTCGCGGGCCTCGGTCGCCAGCTTCTTGGAGAAGGGCAGCAGGATGATGGCGAAGGTGTCCTGGAGGTGGTCGGCCATCTTGCGGCGCTTCTGGGTCTTGCGGCCGTCCTCGAGAGAGGTGGTCGCCTCCGACTGGTAGCACTTCACACCGCGCTGATCGATGCGGGGGGCGCAGATCCCGGAGCTCTTGAGCGCCGTGTAGAGCGCCATGTTGAACACGGTACCGGCGGGCTTCTCGATCCCCGAGATGAACCCCAGGAGCCCCGTGTCCTGGCCCGGGTTCTCTTCCGGGTTGAGGGCCGTGTTGATGTACGCCAGGGGGCCGTCACCGCCGACGAAGATCACGCCGTCGGCGGTGAACCCGAAGCCGCCGGCCGCGCCGAGCTCGGCGATCTCGGGGATGCGGACCTTCCATGCCGGCCACGTGTGGAAGTTGCGATCGCCGCGGTTGAGCGCGACGTTGGCCATCGCCGTTGCCGAGCTCGTACCGAACGCCTCTCGCGAGTGGAACTGCCGCCCGAAACAGCCCTCGTCCGAGGCGGTGTTCGCGTTCGCGAGCCCCATCGCGGTGACCGCATCGGACCGCCGCGCGGCGAGCGAGACGTTCGCCTGCGCCGAGACCTCGGCCGGATCGACGGTGGCATTGAACGCGGTGAGGTAGCGCGCGTCGAGGGTGTTCTCGTCGAGCGCCGCGGCGATGTTCGCGATGTTGGTCACCGAGAACATCCGACTCGCGGGAACGTCCACGAGGACCGTGACCGTTCCGGCCGCCGTCCCGACCGCGGTTCCGTTGTCGTTGCCGGGGCGCACGGGCGTCTCGTAGAACGCCAGGTTGGGAACCGCCGTAGTGCCCTCCGGGATCGCGATCGACTGCATCGCCACCCACTCGAGCCCGCCCGCGGTTCGCACCCGCGATCCGGCCGCGATGGTCACCGACGGCCCCACCAGCGCCGTGATCGTGGTCCCGCTGGTCAGGCCGAGCGCGGTGGCCATAGTCCCGGCGGTGACGTTCACCGAGCCCGTTCCGACCGTCGGAGAGAACACGATCACCGCGCCGTTCGCGACCACCGCATCGATCCCGGCGAGGGCGTTGACGAGCGCGGCGACCTCCGTGGCCGTCACCGCGCTCACGTTGGCTACGTTGCCGGTTCCGTTCGTCGTGCCGGCCGTGTGGCCGATGTTCGTGAGGGGGGTACCGGAGACGTTGCGCAGCGTGACCTTGCTCGACGTGCCCAGCACGATCCCGACGAGCTGCGTCCCGGTCGCGCCGAGGATTGTGGTCGCCGCGGTGTAGCCGAGGAAGCTGTTGATCCGGGCCGCGACCTGCGCGGCCGTCTGATCGGTGGCCTGGAAGGTGACGATGACCTCGGGGTTGTTGTCGACGACGATCCCGATCTGCTCGCCACCGACGAACAGGGAGTTGTTGCCGGCCCCCGGCTGCGCGATCCCGACTCGGGTGGCCGCCGTCGCGTTGACGGCCGTGGTGGTGACGCCAGCACCGCCATCGGGCGCCACCGTGAGCTGGAGACCCGCGGTGAGGACGAACGGGCCGACCGAGGTCCGCAGGGACGCCAGCGGCTGGAACCGGACAGCTCCGACCGAGGTGTCCACCCGGGTCACGATCTTGCGTGGCGGCTTGAGAAACTTGCCCTTGAGGAAGCCGTTGCCGTTCCATGGCTCGCCAAGGTGCACCCGGGCGCACGGGTTCTGGTAGCGCAGGGTTCCGTACGTGTACCCAAAGCCCCCGAACTTGAAGGCCTCATCATCCTCGCCGAAGACCTCGGTGGGGGTGTTGAACGGGCCATCCTCGAACTCGCCGACGAGGAGCATCGTGCCGGCACCCGCGCCGGTCACCGGTGTGGTGGGCACGCCGTCGACAAGCGCAATCTGTTCGATCGCGGTGAGTTGGTCGGGCGTCGGGGCGGTGCGGTAGCGGCGGATGAAAGCGGTCATGGTGGATCTCCTGGTTGCTCGTTCGGGTCGGTGACCTCCACCGTCGTGCGCGGCGTGAGGAGGGTGGCGATTCGCAGGTCGACGACTGCGATGTTGCAGCGGATCATGGTCTGGAGTCGGCGCTCGTTCGGGTAGACCTGTTCTTCTTCGTCGATCTGGCGGTGGTGTAGGAGGGTGGCCCGAACCGGCTGCGCATAGTACCTCGGATGTCCGCCCAGGAGAACACCGGTGCGCTCCTGTCCGGGGTTGAACAGGTACGAGAGCTGCGCCTCCATCGCCTGGCGATCCGCGATGGACGAGGCCCAGAAGTCGAGCTGGAAGTCGCAGGTAGCCTCTGCGGTTCGCCACAGCACGGTCTTGGGGAAGGCCGGGTCGCGCGCGTACCCAATGAGGCAGTCGAACACGCCGAGGGACGACTCGACCGGCTGGGGGTTGAATTGCTGCTCGTGGAAGGTGTCGGTGGCCTCGATGATCGAGGCGCACGGGTAGGGCAGCGCCTCGCGCGCGTCCGGCCACGACGGGAACACGCGCTCGAGGACGAAGTCGCGATCGGTCCCGCCGTCGCCCGCGACCCGGAACACGGCGCACTTGAGGTACTCGGCGACCGTCTCGGCCATGGCGACGCGCGGGCCGAGCACGGCAACGGTCGCCGGCATGGTCCGGCGCACCTCGTCGATGTAGAGGGGCTGGCCGAACGTGCGGTTGGTGATGGTCATGAATCCTCCCCGAGCCGAGAGCCGCGGCGCTGGCCACCTACGCGGCCTTTTTCGCGGGCCTGCGCGAGCGCCTCGAGCTCGCGCCCCACCTCGCGCCCCACGTACCTGCCTTGGATGAACCGGGCCCACGCCTTCTTGAGGTAGTGCCTAGGCGCGATGCCACGCTTGGCGATCGCGTTGACGATCGCCCACGCCCGCGATGCGGCCTCGCTCTCGTCGACGAGTTGCTTGCGCACCAGCCACTCGTAGATCGGCTGATACGGTGGCCGGAACGGTCGGGTTCCGTTCTCGATGGCAGCCGCGTGGGGCGCGGTGATCGCGTACCGCGCCCCCATGGGGGTCATGGTGAGCTCACGGCTGTTGCGCAGCTCTCCGCGATCGACCGCCGGATGCGGCGAGGCGTTGTCGATCTCGTGCACCACGAAGCCATCCAGCCGGTGCGCCGCGGCCTGGAGCCCGCGGATCACGGCGGCTTGGACGTCGCCGCCGAGGGACACCATCCGCTTGATGAAGTCGGAGAGCGGGATGTCGTAGGCCGTCATCGCACAGCTCCTTGCCGCGTCCGGTCCTCGTCGGCCTTGAGGAGTCGGACTTCCCACCCCCATGCCTTGCGCTCCGGGCGTCCGACGATGACGTAGCGATCGCGCGGCGTGTTCGCCCCGTCGCGGCTGTCACCGCGGACCTCGATGAAGTGCTCCTCGTCGGGGCGCAGCTCGCGCGGGAACAAGAGGAGGATGTCGTCGCTCGTGTACCGCGGCGACAGCTTGCGCAGCCAGATCCCACCACGCCTGACCGAACCACCGGGACGGAGCTCGCGATCGACGCCGCTCGTCCCGCTGACCTCGGGGATCGGCAAGAACGGCTGCTCGCTCAGAACCTGGGGTGTGCCGCGGTGGCGCTCGCCGCCCGACCACCGCACAACGACCGTGAACACCTCGTAGTACCGGAGGCCAGCATCCACGAGCATCTGGCGCATCTCGTCGACGATCGGGGCCATCGACTCGACGAGCGAGCACTCGGGCCGCGGATTGCGATGGAGCGCGCCGTCAAGGTTCGGGGTGACGGCGCGCGGGTTCGGGTACTTCGTGGCCGCGGGCGGAAGCTTCGCCGGACGCGGGATTACGACCTCGATGGGGAGCGGGGGAAGCACGTCAGCGGTGAGCGGCGCTGCGCCGATCGCCAGGTTGACACCGCCGAGCGCGAGCGTGCTCGTGACGGCGAGCCCCTCTGCGGTGACGTCCAGTCCGACGCCATCGAGATCGAGGACCGTGAAGTCGGAGCCGTCGTCGATGTCGCCGATGGTTCCGTTGAGTTCAAAGCCGCTCTGCCCCGTCATGCTGCCGGCCGTGAGTGTGGTGCCGGCGAAGAAGTAGGGCCCCGGCCCGATCGGCACGGTGGCGTTGCCGGTCGTGGCGCCTTCCACGGTCAGGGTCTGTTCGAGACCGCGGATCGTGAGCCGGATCGGCTGCTGCGCATCCCAGGTCGCCGGTGCGTGGCCTACCAGGTTGTCGTTGATGTCGTAGAGCTCGAACGCGCTCTCGTCGATCCACAACCCACCCGACTGACCGTCGATCACCGGCCCTGCGAACATCGACTGAAACCCATCGTACGGAGTGCCGCTCGCCGCGCCAGGGATCCACACGAAGCGCCAAGTCCCGCCCCCGTTCATGATCGCCTCGGGCCACACGCCAGCCGGGAAGCTCGACGGCGTCTCCTCGATCGCGAGGAGCCTGGTCATACCAGGGTCACCGCGTGGTCAGCGAAGTCCAGCTTCACCGCATTCCCGGCGGTGACGGTCTGCGGTGCTCCGGTGTCCCAGAACATGATCAAGGGCCCCGCGGCCGGCGTCGAGTTGTACATCACGACCCAGCGAAACTCGCCGATCGGGCCGCCGGATGCGGTGATGGTGACGTCGACGCACACCAGCGTTGCGACACCCGAGACGAGGGACCAGGTAGCCTGGGCGTCGAACCCACCCGCAACGTAGCCGTTGCCGGCTGCGATCTCCGTGATGTCGGCTTTGACGGCGTTCCCCACGACGGGCGCAACGTTCGTGAGCATGACCTTGATCGTGTCGTTGTCCAGGTCATGGACTTTTCGGCCGACATCCAGCGCGAAGCGGGTGAATTTCTGCCCAGCGCTCATGGTTAGTTCGCCGCGTTCCCGGTGATGTTCGGGTAGGAGTCGAACGTGTTGATCTGGCGCTGGCGACCATCCTCGGTGGCCAGCCATACACGCGTGGTGTCGTGGGTCGCGTTGAGCGCGTACTCGACACCGTTGCGCGCGACGGCCACCGGATCGCCGGTCGTCTCGTCGGTGGTGACCAGCACGTCCACGCCGCTTGGCGCAGGCAGCGGATCGTGCAGCGTGGTCAGGGTCGGGGTGGCGGATACGTTGGAGAGCGTGCGGATCTTGGGCATGGGTTATCCTACCTTCGCGTTGATGCCACCGGGCACGCCGCCCATGGCAAATGTGGAGTACGGGTTGCGCTTGACCCCGAAGTCGTCCTCGAGACGCATCGTCCAGAACTGGAGCTCTTGCCGGAGCTGGCCGGCCTCACCCTGGTTGAACTCGAGGCCTTCCAGCTTCACCGCGCGCATCCGATCGCGCGACTGGCTGATCTGCCGCTCGATGCACTCGAGCTCCGACATGTCCGAGCGGACACGGGCCCGGCCGGTCGGCGAGATTCGGTTGAACGCGTCGACGAGCAAGAACATCGGCTGCGACGCGGCCGGGTAGCCGAGCTGGACGCTCGACGCCACCGACTGCCAGTCGGGGTAGCCCAAGAAGCGGAGGATCTCCGTCTTCTCTTCGTCGGTGAACGCCGCGGTGCTCATGGTGGCGTCAGGCCATGCCCTTGAGCTGCTTGCTCGCGCCGGCCTTCAGCCCGACCTGGACGTCGGCCGGGGCGCCCGGGGGTCCGGCCTTGGGGGGCGTCTTGCCCTTGATCTTGCCCTTTGGCTTGCCGGGCGTCAGGGCGCCCGCTGCGGTCTTCGGCAGCATCACTTGCTCCAGTGCCCGATGGAGGGCGTGAGGTTCTTGGCGTCGGCGGCGCACCGTTCGATCGGCAACCCCTGCGCGCGGACGTCGGCGATGTTGAAGTTGAGCGAGTCGATCACCTGGCCTTCGGGCCAGGTCGAGACCGTGCTGTTGTGGAAGTAGCGGCAGTGCCGGGTCACCCGGTAGTGCTCGACGTCGTCCGGCTTCGCCGCGTATCCCCGCGGGGGATACGCCGCAGCGGGATAGCCGGCCGCGACCCACTCGGAAGGGGTGGGGCCATCCATGCGGAGATCGGGCTCGGGCGGCGGCTGGGTGGTCTCGGGGCCCGGAACCGGCGCCTCCGGCATGGGCGGCTCCTCCGGGTCGGGCTCTTGCTCCGATTCCGGCCCTGGCTGCGTGGCTGGCTGCGTGGCTTCCGCCGCGACGCCCTCTTGGGCGGGGGCGGGCTCTGAGGCCGTGGCGGGCGTGCTGGACGCCTCCGCGGCCTTGCTCAAGACGGTCGACATGTTGCGAGCTCGGCTCATGGGGTCCTCGTGGGTGGTAGATGCCTCGGTGGAGCTCCACCCCCATCGAGCGCCTCGATGGAGCGGGAGATCGCCGCGGCGGCTTACGCGTGCTCGATCACGACCGCGCGCTTGAACCGCGCGCTGTCGCCGGTCAGCGAGTCGCTCGGGACCGCGAAGTCGCCGGACCACGACCAGGCTTGACCCACGACCTGCTGGAGGCGGTCGAGGGGGGCCCGCATGATGTAGCGGATCCGCTGCGTCATGACCTGGACCCAGTTCTCGGTGGTGAACAACGCGGGCCAGAACATGTAGGAGCCTAGCGACTACATCATGCGGGCCGCCCCGGAGCACCGCCACAACGTCCGGTTGCAAGCCGGGG